TTGGTCTGGAAGTATTGTTTAATACCTGTGTTTTGATTCTCAAATAAAGCTCTACATTGATAGTATTCAAGTAGTCTTCTACATTGCTCATAGAACTCATTAGCTGATTCTGGTCTACCTGTATACTCTGCTACTGGTAAGTGGTACGTTTGATCTGCATTAACAAATCTTTTATATATAAATATAGAACCAAACGATACGGATGATTCTGCTTTATCTTGGTCATAAGGGTCAATGCCCGCAACATATTGTCCATATCCTATTTTGTCAGTCGGATGTTCCCATATTACAATAGCTCCTTTAGGATCAATTGATTGTCTAGTTGGGTAATCTGCTGGTATTAAATTATGATCTATCTTAAATACAGCTTTACCTGCTGTATCTCTACCCATCCAACCACTGTCACCAAGATCCTTTTTATGATCTGTTGATTCTAGATAGGCTAGATGGTCTTTTAGTTCTGCTACTGGGAATAGATTACCAGTCATTACTAAGAAAGCTTCAGAAGGTACTAGAGGTTTCATTTGTAATAGAGAGTAGTAAGGTTGTTTTGATTTAGCTGCTTTAGCTATTTCTCTTTCTCTCATCAGTTCTCTTAATGATAATTCTTTATTTACATTACCAAACTCATCTCTGAACTTATCTAATGCCATCCAAGCAGGTATAAACAATCCTATTCTACCTTTGTTCTCAAACTGGTCTTCAAATGATATACAATCTGCTGCATCAGGATCATAGAATACTTTCTTAGTAGGTTCTGTAGCACCATTTGTCATAGACCCACCTGTACCTGTTAACCAGATAGTTCCATACTTCTCACCATCTGATGTAGTACATTCATGGAGTTGTCCTAAAACTTCTTCTAGGTTATTCATAAAACCTACTTCATCTATTAGTCCAAATCCATATCTAGATCCATTAGCTGCAAAAGGATTATCTTTAAATGATCTATGGAGGAATCCACTACCTGATCCTTTATATTCCCAGTTACCACCAATCTTCTCTTCATATCTAGCTATAATATCTTTACCTACTACCCAGCTACCAGCAGTCTTCTTAGATAATGGAGGAGGATATAATACTCCACCTATTTCCATTTTACCCGGAAGATTCTCTAATCCTATCTTGATATGTTTATTTATATTATTAACATACTTAGAATCAGATGCTGCTATTAATGTTTGAGTAGTATATATGATTCTATCTTCTTTAGGAAGTTGCTTATTAACCCACCATTCATCATAATCTGTTATACCATCTGTTAAGAAGTTATGTCCAGATATATTACCTGACCATACAGTTTTACCATAGTTACGAGCACCTATTTCAATAACATTCTTCGCTTCGTTATGGAATAAAGGTTTACCTAGATTCCTAGTTTTATATTCATATAGGTATTGTAAAGCAGGTATATAGTATTTATAACTACCATCTCGTCTTAATATATTTTCTCTTATGTAAGCGTCTAGATAAGGAACTATATCATCTCTGTTCTCATCTAATAAGACTCTATGACAGGAGTATTCCTCATCTTCTTTAAATCCACTAAAGCCTCTAGCAGCTGCGTGGACGTATCCTTTAATCCACTCTAAGTCTCTTAATCTAGGCTTACCAATAACTTTACCTTTAGAAGAAGTATTCTTCTTCTTCATCTCTATATTCCATAAATTAACATATTGAAATACAGATCCTGGTATCCACTTGTATTCATTATTATGATCTACCCAATAACCCTCAATCTGTTTTCTTTTAATAGTATGGAACCAGAAACGTTCATAGTTAACTGAAAGAGGATTTATTCTTTCTAATTTAACTATACACTTCTGTAAAGGTATTTTATTTTTATAATCTAAATAGTCGAAACTCATATATTATTAATCGTTCAATGAAGGTACTGATCCTCCTTTAGCAATACCACTTCCTTCTTCTTTCTGTAAATCTTCCCATATCTTCTTAATAGTTTCAAATACTTTAGAAGTACCTACAGCCATCTTATCTAGATCTTCATAGGTACTAAAGTCATATTCTTGTTCTTTAAGATAGGCTGTTCTTTTATCTAGTAATTCATCCCAAACCATTAGGTGACGTTCTAGAGGAGTAAACTGAGACTTTATAAAGTTATCTATAATTATATCTAGTTTACTTTTATTCTTACTATAATAATTAGGATCATCACAATAGTCTTCTCCTACTACATAATGTTTACCATCTATTCCATCTTTAGCTAAGTTTCTAAACTTACTAGCTTTAGAATAACAATAGGCTACAAACCACATCATCATAGAAGAGTCTTTCTTAGTCTTATTCTTATCAGACTTATATAACTCTTTATAAGGTTCTATAACTTTAAACTCTGGGTATAGTTCCCAGAAGCTAAAGTCAGTATTGAAATTATCTATATAGTTCAAATTAATAAAATTTAAATCCTAGATTACCTGTTATCTTAGGTAATCCAAATATTACTTGTTTAAGTTGTTTATAGTTACCAGATACTATTAGAGCATCTTCTCCTTTAATCTTTATCTGTACTTTATGACTAACTGGATTACCTTTCTTATTAACCATTTCATTTATAGAAGCTACGTCTGCTTTCCAGATAATCTTCCTAGATTTAACTCCTGTTTTGACTAAATCATATTCATCAGGATCGTTTTTCTTAGGAGTATATATATCTTGTATGATTTGGACTTCTAGGTAATCTAAGTTATCATATTTTTGATTGATTGATAAGTTCTTGTTTTCTCTCATATAGTTTATCTATTCTTTCCTTAGATTTTTGTTTAACTCCAAATATACCAAAGTATTGTAATCTAACTGATTCTCCATTACCTTCTCTCATAGTATCAGCTATAAAATCAAATTGAGATCTTATAAGCTTTTCTACTACTTCTTCAGGTTGATTTGTCTTAGCAGCTATCTTAGCTATTATCTGGTCTATCATTATCTTCTACAACTACTGGTTTTTGTGTATTATGACATCTGGTAATAAAGTCTTTAAGCTCACTATATCCTGTATCTCCTAATGATATAACAGGATAAGTAATTCTACCTTCTTCTGCTTTAAAAGATTTCCATATTACTTTATTATTAACTTCTCTTTTAAACTGATTGTATCCTATATATAAAAAATCAGTACTGTTTATTGGATATATTAAAGTATCATACTTCTTATGTTTAGCTAGACCTCCTCCTCTTTTAGAAGGTTTAAATCCTAATGATACTAAAGTTTCTTTTGTAATTGCCATATTATATATTTTCTTCTATTTGTTTTTTATATTTATTATCTCTATCTTGAATTACTTTAGGTTTATCAAAACTAACTTCAAATATATTCTTACTTAATGATCCTTTAAAATATTGTGGTAAGTGATAATATATATCACCATTTGCAAAATAATTAATATTACCTGTTTTTAATAATTCTATTTGTTCTTTTGTTAATTTAACTTTTTGTATTTCCATATTTAATCTATTTTTTCTAATACAATATTTAATATATATTTATCTTTTGTCAAAGTTATAAACGTATCTAGTATAACTTCATTTATATTATTTCTATTTAGATAGTTTTGTTGAGTTCTAATCATATAGGGTTCTCGTTCTATTAACGTATCTATACTATCATAACGAATACTAGTTACTCTTTGTTTACTATTTAGTTGTGTTACTTTCATAAAGTTTTAAATAAAAAAGGTACAAACTATATTGCTTGTACCTAATTGGGAGAAAGGAATTGTTATTGGTAGCGGGTGTCAGAATCGAACTGACTTTCTTCGGGTAATGAGTCCGGCGAGATACCATTTCTCCAACCCGCAATATTTTAAAGCTTATTTACTTTTTCTTCTAATTTAGTTAGAAGTGTATTCCTTAGTTCTCCCTCTATAACTGTTTTCTTATATGAGTAATGAGGTACTTTATGTGATCCTATAACTACTGATTTAGAGTCTTGCATAACTGTTACTTCTTGTACGTAAGCTAATGCTTGAATTAAACAATTTATAATTTGTACGTCTTCTTCTGTATTAGTAATACTATTTATTGCCATGAATAATAATTGTTTTGGTTTCTTTTATATCTGTATATAATTTATCTTGTAAACCAGCCATATATTTAGCAGCTTGTTTATCTCCTTTAGTCTCTCTTAATTCTAGAAACTTATCTAATTCTTCATCTGTTAGTAATCTCTTTGTTAATTTCATAAATCAAAGATAAAAATAATAATTGACAATTCCAAATAAAATCGTAATTATTTTAATTAGGTAATAGATTAGGATACCTAACCATAACTAACTTAATAGCTTTATTAACACTGATAGTACTGTTATTAACTAATTCATTAACTTCATCAGCATATTTTTCCCAAGATTGAACGTGGGATTTAATAACATCATCTATCTCTTGCATTACTATTGATTACTTAAAGTATAGGTAACTTCTACTACATAATTAGCTGGATCAACTGTAAAGGTAGGTATAACTTTATATCTTAATGTAAAGGTATTACCTGTAGTACTAGGATTACCTCTTACTCCAGTTTTAGCTTCTACTGGTCCAGCCGATGTACTAGTAGTATTTACAAAAGGAGTAAATAAGGTCACTGTTCCATTAGATCCGTTAACTACTCCCCATAATATATTAGAAGGTTGTAAAGGAGCTGTAATAGCTGTAGGACCTCCTGTTATAGGAGAAGCTGTTATATTAGTAATAGAAGTAGTTAACTTCCACAATCTATTAGACTTAACTGCAAAGCTAATTGGATCAGTAATTAATCCATTTTCTATATCACTTTCTGTTACAAAAGGAGCTATATTAGGACTTCCTGTTGTAGTAGAAGTAACTATAGAATTAATAGCTACATTCATAGTTGCATTAACAGTTTGACCAATAGTAGATAAACTAGTTAACAGTAATATTGTTAATAATAAGTTTTTTATAATCATAATTTATAGTTTTTATCCTACGCTAGTAGGTTATGGTTAAAATTCAGTGGCCAATAAAACTCGTTTTCTAAACTGCCACTAGGTTTTTAGATGAGGAAAGTCAATGTACTGTACTTTCAAAGTATTAATTGTAATAATTAATATAATTGGTGCCTTACGCGCCAGCTTCCAACTTTATTAGGTTCTGGAGTTATTTAAGTAACAAAGATAGATATAATAATCGACATATCCTAATAATTTTAAAAAATTTTTTAAAAAATTTATGAGAGTATGTTTGCAAGATAGCCTAGCAAACTCTCCCCTTACATAATTTTGAGATCGGATACACCCGTCATGTTTTATACATGATAGTGTAATTCGCTCCAGCTTGTATACCTGATGTATACTTTAATCTAATTAATCTATATTTATTATGAACAAGTTATTCGTTGCTAAATTTACACAAACATCTGGTGCTCCATTCAAAGGTGATAAGCATGGTAATATGCCATTCATCGGTACTGTACTAGCTGGTGAGTCATCAGGTAGTATCATTAATGGTACTATGTTTGGTAGAGCTAACCTTATTGAAGATCAAGTGTACCTATGCCAAAACACTATTGATCCGGAATATCCTGATAATGTACAGACTGAAGTAATTCAGGCAGTAGATGTGGTGCAATTCATTGATTTGCGTAAAAAGCTTGGTAATCCAATCAATCGTGCTATTGGTGCTTCTAGTGCTGTAGAATCTACTGAAGAAGACCTTATTCCGGCTAAGAAAGCCAAGTAAAGCGTTTAAGAGTAGTCCTTAGGGATTATTCTTATTTTAAATCTAATTAACCCAATTAATCTTATATAAATCAAATCGTTATGAAAAAGTTACTATTAGTAGCATTAATTGCTAGATTTGCTTCTTGTGCTAAAGAAAAAGTACAAATTACATTTGTTGATGATAATTCTAAAGGATTAGCATCTCTTGATGAAGTTCAATATGTATCGGGAGATACAGTTAGTGTAGGTGCTACTTATGGTAGATTTAATATCGTAGACGGTAGTAAATTAGATACTTTATATCTTCTTAAATTAAGAGATAGTACTAGTGTTGTAGTTCATCGTAGATTAGCTATAATTCTATAGTATAATAATAGGTTAATGTAAATCCTTATTTCTAGAACGACGTTGGTTAGGGTATTTAATCTATTATTATCTTATATATTAGAATAATAGTAAGTAATTACAACTTTTAGATATGCAGTTAAATTAGGATGCTGATAAACATATTGTACATTATACCGTCGCTCGGTAGTACTATTCATCCTATTATTATTCTTTATATTACATAACAATAGAGGAATCCAAGTGGTGTAACTTAGTAGCACACTATTGTTATTATTTAAGAGTATTTATTAATATAATTACTACACATTATATTAATATAATTACTACGCCGACTATATCCATCCAATATATTACCTTTTAAATAATTAATAAATCAATTATACTTATTAATATAGCGTTACAAACTTATAAACTAATTAAATAAACAAAATTATGGTAGAAGTATACGGGGTTCTCATGACTATTGCTGATGCAATAGCTTATGATAGAAACTAAGGTTGAGTCTAAGGATTCCCTATTTAAGCGAATTAAAGTAGTGTAATAGTAGATGTACAGACATTCTAGATACGATGTTATGCTATTACCTACTTTATTAAATTAAACAATTATGAATAGTAAATTAAACAATTATGAATAGATTAAAAGTAATAAAAGTAACAGAAAATAATATTGAATTTGAAAACAATATTAAACTATCATCATATCATGACCAAGAGTGTTGTGAAGAACATTATTTAAGTTTTAGTGATATAACAATTGAAGACTTTAAAGATTTAGAATTTGATTTGACAACAGAAAAGTTTTTTAATAGAATAGAAGACTATGGTATAGAATTAATTCCAATAAAAGGTCATTCAATTAAAATACCCGGATATGCTTATAATAATGGTTATTATAGTTCTAATTTATCTTTAGAATTAACAAATAATAAAGATTTTAATAAATCATTTAATATTGATAATTGTCAATCATTTTAAGATTAAAATATGACCATTAATAAAATACCAATATTATTTAGGATTGTTATATCTATAATAGGTTGTATAACAGCATTATTATTTCCTATTATACTTTATTATGTATGTGGTGAAAATATTAATAAAAGTTTATCATTCTATGTTGTAGATCCAATAGGTGCACAAATCTTTAATTATTCTTTAATAATAATTAGTATTTCATTAATGATTAGAAAAGCATATTTATTACCATCTATATTAATCTTATTAATAGTTTATTATGATGCAATAAATTATGCAACTATCCATTATATAATAGCAGCATTATTTTTCTTATTATTTACTATTGTATTATTCTTAGACAAAAGATATGTATACAGTATAATAATGATATTAAATATAATAACCCTATTATGCTTTGGATTATATACATTTGAAATAATAGCTATATTAGTTATAGTAATATATAATATAGAAATAACTATTAAAGTTATTCAAAAAGAATACTTATTAATAAAATAAATATTGTACGGTGGTGGAATTGGCAGACACGTATCCTCGTCTCGGATATGATTGTTTTTGTAGATCTATGTGATGGTTACAGAAATCCCTAAACAATCGTGAAGGTTCGACTCCTTCCTGTACAGCAACAAATTAATTAAACTTAAACAAATAAATTATGAAAACTACATTATTATCAATTGCAATACATGCTCTAGGAGTAATTGCAATATCATTTATTATAATTGGAGCTTATGCTATAATTCAACATTTTAATTTATAACATTAATATATTCCACCATAACAAAGTCCGACATTAGAAAAGTCTATTGAAGAAAGAGCATATAATAAGTATTGGTTTGCTCAAACTTGGTGGTATATAATACAATAAGGATACATTAACCATTATTCCCTTATTAAAACTCTTCTGTCTAATTAGGTGGAAGAGTTTATTAAAATATTAAAAACAAATAGTTATGTTGACACTATATCTAAAGTATGTTTGGACGAGAGTTCGAATCTCTCCGCCTCCACCACTATTCCAATTGTGGGAATTAATACATAAGATTGATTAATGATCGCTTATGACAATATGGGGGCGACCGGAATTGACAGGATATAAGTAAGTATAGTAGAGTAATTATTTAACAATAACCGCAAAGGTTATACCAATGACTGGAATGCAAGTTAGACTTGCTGCCTAATCAGCCATTAGGAGCTAAATCCTATTTAAGTCTGGTTGAAATATACCAGACTTATTAAAATATTAATTAAACAATAACATAAATAAACAATTATGAAAAATAGAATTTTAATATTATCTTTATTTCTATCAATATTTACTATATTATTAGTAATAAGTTGTAATCAAGGTAATACAAATAATACTTATTATCAAAATCAAAGCGTAATAGATACCGGTATTGTAACAGATATACAAATTGAAACTGTATATAAAGATGAATCAAATGACAATGCTGTAACTGGTGCTGTTATAGGCGGTATAGGATCATATCTTTTATCATCAAGACCATCATTTACTAAAGTAGCAATAGGTGCTGTAGCAAGTGCTGGTGTAGGTAAAATGACTGGAGGACAAGTCAGTAGTTATAATCAATATACTATTATTGTTGAAGATATAGAATACGAAGGAACCATTGAGTTTATTACAAAAAGTAATAAATATAAAATAGGTGATAGTGTATTACATAATAATGATAATATTATTAAAAAACTATAATTTATTAAAAACAAGTCATCTGCTTGAAGATGAACACTAATCTCAGATTGGTAGTTATTCTATTATGGATAATGTGATTCCCGTGGTTACAAGCTAATCCAATAGCTGTTGTTCATTGTAGAGGTATAGTAACTGCTTATATGGAGTGAAATGCTTCCTTTGGAAATGGGACAGATGATTTATAAAATAATTAATTAAAGTATAATATAATACTATGAGTTAATACTATTAAACAGTATTAAGGACATTTGAAAATTAAGAGTAAATCTTATAGTATTATATTTATTATTTAAACTTAAAATTATGAAACAAAAATTTACAATTAAAGACCTATCAGAAGGTAAATGTGCTGTTATAAATGATGGTACAGTAGAACAACTAAGAAAAGTATTGAAATTAGCATTTCCAAAACATGATTTAATAACATTAGGTCTATCTAAATATTATTATAAAAGTAAAACTTATAATCAACGTTGGGCAAGTTCACAAAATTATAATAATCTAGTTATTGTACAATCAGTAAAAGACTTCTTAGAACCAGAATTTAAAAGAGGTGATAGGGTATTAGTATCTGCTGATGGTGAAAATTGGAAAAATAGAATACATTTAACCACAGTTAAAATTGAAAATACTGAAAATTTATATATTTGTGTCGATGGAGATAGTGAATATGAATATAAAGAAAATTGTAATTTTAATACTGTTGTTTGGAGAAAAATTAAACCATTAGAAGAAATAACAGAATATTCTTTAGAAGATATTGCTAAATTAGTTAATAAACCAGTTGAATTAATAAGAATCAAAAAATAATATTATGTATATCAAATATCATACAATATCAGAAAATAATATTGATACATTCAATAATAAAATAAATAGTTTTAGTGCTTCAAATCAAATATTAGAAATTACTTATAATACTTGTATAATACAAACTGTTATTGGTAATTATTGTAATGAAAAAGCAAAAACAGTTCATTCAGTATTAATAAAATATCATTAATTAAACCTAAACTTAAATATTATGAACTTATCAAGAGTAAAAACATTAGGATTCATTCCAGAATTTAATTCAAGGAAAAGTTATCCTGAATTTGGATTACAATTATCTAAAAAAGTAGTTAGTATTCCTATTGTCAAAGAGATTAAACTTAAAACAGTTAGTTCTAATAAATTAGCTATTAAAAAAGCGAAGTTAACTTCTAAGTGGCAACACGGTAATACTCCTAGAGTATTGGTAAGTAATAAATTGAAATAGTTATGTCTAATTCTAAATTACCAGAAGAGAAATATACTCTAGGAAGTATAGCTCTAATGATTGCATTAATTGGAATAGTATTATTAGCATTTTTATATATTACTTATCCTTTTACTCAATTATCAATAGAAGTATTCTTATTTATTGTATTTTTTATATTAATATCTTTAATAATATGGATATATGAAGATCATGATGATGATGATAATAAAAATTTACAAACATTAACCTAAAAATAAATATTTATTTAAATTAAAATTATGAACTATAAACAATGGATATTTGGTAGAACAGCTACTAAACATGATATAAGATTTAGAAGAACTATATCAACATTAAGAAATCTTATTGAAGGTAAAACTGATACTCAATCTAGAAAACTTATCAGAGAATATAAGGAGCATAACAATATAGCGAATCCTTATCTTAGAGAGGCTAAAGATAGAGTTATTGAAATTTTAGATAAAACTAAAGACCTTCAAGAATCTATTAAAGAAAAGAAAACAACTGTTAAAAAAGTTAAAGTTGATAATACTGAAGATACTATTATAACAACAGGATTATAATTATGTGTATTAAAACAGATATTGTTGGAAGATATATCGAAGGTGAAATTACAGTAAGTTTTAGATCTTATCTTAATAAAGATACTATTAATTTAACTGAAGATGAGGCTATAGGTATGTTAAATTCCGAGTTAGATAATATAGGTAGTTCTTATAAAGGTTATGAATTATTATGTAGCGCAGAAGTTAAATTAGTTATATAAAATAGATAAAAGATCAAAAAGACGATTAAAGCCTCTATCGTTCAATGGTAGGACATCTGTTTTGTAATCAGATAATTGGGGTTCGAATCCTCATAGAGGCTCAAATAGCAAGTGAACGACCAGCCGGAAAAGTTAGCGGCATTAAAAAAGGAAGAAAATGAAAAGTCAAAGAGAAACTGAGTGGCAGAATTTCTTTTTTATAATGAACGGAACAGAATTAACCCTAACCCCAAGCAAATGACATACACAGAACAAGACTTATTAGACAGGGGCTTTGTAGAATATCAGTTAAATTCTGGTGATATAACCATACAGGCTTCAGGAACTAGCCTGAGCCTGATTGAAGTTAACATAAACGGGAATTACACTACCCTCAACATCCAATCCCTGTCAGAACTTGACACCGTAATTAAGGTTTTTGGATTAAATAAATAACGATGGAAAAGAAAACAGCAGAACAGTTATTAAAGGAATGTCCAGAAACCACTTTCTTAAATAAAAATATGAGTAAAGAGAATTTCAGTAGGCTTATAGAAATAATGAATGAGTTTGCCAGTCTTGTCGCTCAACAGGCTTTGAATGATGCAGCGGATAGAGCTGAAGTTAACGAAGAGGTTGGGTGGAAGTTTTTAATGACCTGCATAGACGGTGTATTCATCCGTAAAGAGCAGGGAGAAAATCCTTTGCCTGAAAAATATATCTCAAAAGAAGTGAAAGAGCATACTGATCTATATTGCAAAGAGCGGGGAGAGGAAAAAAATCATTTCTATAAATTAGTTGGGCTGATAGGCAACTGGCTCACACTTGATAAAAAGATAGCTATTGAAATGTACGATGAATTTAAGAAGGCAGGATATACCCTAACAAAGAAATAATGAACAGAGAAATCAAAAGGGAAGCAGAAATCTACCTTATGCACACCCACCATAACGAAGGTAGAGCCATTCGAGACGCTTTCATTGCCGGTGCCACCTTCGCTCAATCACAATCCAGCGAGCAACTAAAAGCACTCAAAAAGCAAGTATCAGAACTTAACTCAGCACTTGCAACTCAGCGTCATAATAATAATGTTCTGGCTAAAGGCTTGCTTCCTAAAGAGTATGTCACCAACGAAAACCGTTACAAAGAAGCGTTGGAAAGGATAGAAAATCTATTGTTCGGAGAATACACCAATTTAAGAGATGATATCTCAAATATTATTAACGAAGCCTTTAACCCAAGTAAATAAACTAAATTTAAAATTATGAACATTCTATTATTTTCAGTAATAATTATAATTAGTATTATATTATTACAATCAAGAGTACTTAAACCTAATTTATGTAATTTAGGAAAAGTGAGAAATTATTATCCTAGTCCTATTTATTTAAATAGTACTAAACAAATGTATAAGCATAAATCAAATCGTCTAAGATTTAGTAAGAAAGCTAAATTAAAAAATAGATAGTATTATGATAATAAAAAAACAATACAACAACAAAGGTAAAAGATATATACAGGATGTAATATTTTCTAATATAAATATTGAATCTAATGCTTTAGTATTAGGAGGACCTAATTTTAAAGAGTATATATCTTTTATTAATGAAAAAGTAGCTAAAAATAAAGATTGTAAAATAAATAGTTATGAAATTGATAACGATTCATTAAATAATCAAATACAAGATTATAGAAACTTTAATAAAAAACTAGCTAAAAAAGTTAGAATTAATTGTAGTAATATAAAATTAGCTAAAGCTGAAAGATTTATTGATTTAGATTTAATGGGTAATATTTGTACTCAAAATCATATTATAAAAAGATTATTTAATAAACAAAACAAAATTCAAAGCGATTATAATAAAGTATTTATGTTTACAGTATCTATGAGACAATCAACATTAAAAGATACTTTAGATTTTATTAAAAAATTATTATTATTAAAAAAGTTAGAATTATTAAATAAAGTTTCTTTAGAATATGGTTGTGAATATAAATTAGACTATAAAAGTTCTAAGTATAAAGTAAGTCTACATACTTATAGAGATGGTTGTCCAATGTTAAACTGTTGTATATCTTATTAAATTATGAATGAAATAGAAGAAAGATACAGATTACTGTTGTTTGGAACCAATCAATATATTGAAGTACCAAATGAAGAAACAATGTTAGCAACTCAAGCTAATGAATTAGCACAAGGAAGCTTATGTTGGGGAATATATATAAATAACTAATTATGAAATTATGACAAAATTACCTAAATGGTTAAATAAATTAATTCATGGTCAAGAAGATCCTGAAAATCCATCAGATAATAATTATGAAGACAAATTTAGAATTAAAGCGATTCAATTAAAAAGTAATTTGACTAAGTATTTCCCAGAATACAAACTGGGTATGATGAGTAGTTGGCAAACAATTATCTGTATTAATAATAAAGGTGTAACAACCTTGTTTCTTGATAATAATGATTTAATTTCATCAACTTTACATCATTGTGATACTACTGATGAAGCTAGAGATCTAATTAATCAATACAAAGAATTATTAGTTAAAGAAAGAGAATTAGAATTTAAAAAAGAGGAAATCATAAAAATTTGAGTAAAAAAAGGAAAAGGATAGCTACAGAATTATTATTGTCTGTAGCTACCACAGGATCTTTTAATATTTGTAATGTTAATTTACCAACTACTAATCAAAGAGTAGTAAGAGATAAAGTATTATCTATATCTCCGGAATATAAAACTATTTCTGAAAATATTACTAAGAAACTAATTGAATTTAAACAGAATAAAAAGCAACAAAGATTAATTGATATTGAAAATATGAAGAATCGCACTAAAAATATTAATAGTATGTTTAATAATGCTTTAAATAAAATTAAATAATGTTACTAAATAAAATAACTAAAGAAATAACTGATTGGACCGCAATAAATCCTACAACAACTATATTTTTAATATGGTTAATAATGGTAGGAATATTATTTGCAGTTTCATTAATGAAGTAATTATGCTAAATAAATTAACAGACGAACAAAAACAAGTAAAATTAGATAAAAAAGTTTTACCTTTAGTATTTAATAAAGATATAGTAATAAATAGTTTAGGAGATGTATTACAAGAATTATTCTATAATCAGAGATGTGGTTATACATATCATATAAGTAAATCTGGAAAATATATTCCTCAACATACAGGTAATATGAGATCTATAGAAGATTGTTATTTAATTGCTAAATATTATATTAAAGACATTAGTTATAAAAATGTAAAAGAAGCTGTACAATCATTATATAAAGACTATTTATGTAATAGTTGGTGTAATACAGTAAATAAAAGAGTACATAGTACATATAGACAATTAGATAGAATAACTATAAATAATATTTTAGATAATTATAAATTAAATATATCAAATAAATAAAACGTTGATCATTATGAATGAAAACAATAATATTAATGAAGAAAAACACTATTTTCATTACTCAGAAAAACAAGTAATGTGGAATGGTAAACCAGAAATTCGCAGAGTAACTATTGGTGCAATTAAAAAAGATAGTCAATTAGTATTTGGTAGAGCTGAATGTTCTACTAAAGATATATTTACAAAAAAGAAAGCGCGAGCTATTGCTTTAGGAAGAGCTAATAAAAATCCTTTAGAAAGAGCTGAACTAAATACTTCACAAATAACGGGTAAAGTATTTATAGAAATTGCAAAACAATTAGTCTAAAGCAATATACTATCTGGTAGTAATATCAGATAGTTAATTTAATAATATGGCAGAAGAAGCAAAAAATAAATCGAAATATAAAATTAAAGAAGAAGGTAGTAAAATATATAAAGTAAAAACTATATGTGATGATGTATATAATTTATTACCAGAAAATCATAAAAAATGGTTTGATTTAAACCAAAATAAATATTCTTATAATAATATGATAAACGCAGCAAGAATTGAATTTCCATATGATCATCATATAATAATAGAAAGATTAAAAGCAGATAATAATATAATATTTAATTATTACGCAGAAGATCTTTCGTCATGTTTACATATTAATTCAAATCTTATTAATGGTCAAGGATTTCCAATAATACCTTTACAAGCAAGTGTTCATCCTATATTATCATTTACATCACCAGATGATCAATCTTATTTAGTAACTCTTAATAGACAGTGGTATAAATTTAATGAAATAGAAGAATTTATTGAATTTGTATTAAATAATCATCAACTTTATGGAATGTTGGTTAATATAAATGAGGAGGATGAGGATGATGAGGATGATGAAGAATATGATCCAATACACGAAATTGATCATTTAAATTTTTAAAACATGGGAGTAAAATCAAGATTAAAAAATATAATACAAGAAATATATAAAATTGAAAATAGAGAACGTATAGAATTTAAATTTACAAATGATGGATATATTTCAATATGTATAGCAGATATAACATTATTTCAAGTTGATTTAGAAGAAAATACTTTCTGTTGTGGAATATTAGAACTAGGAGATACTGTATATTCAACAACAGTTAATAATATAAATATAACTGAATTACCAGAAGATATACAAAATCAATTTTATACATTATGTATGGAACAAGTATATAAATTATTAGTTAGATCTGTTGAAGATGGAAATATAAAGAAAGGTTTAGCTAGTTGGACTCATACATATGATAATCCTATAGTTAAAGCATTAGAATCTGAATTTGGTAAAGAAAATAGTTCTTGGAAATTAACTAATATATTTTTTAATCCAAATTCTGGTAACACTGTTCATCAATATACAGTAAATATTAATCCAATAAAAAAATGAGTTACTATAGTTCGTTTAAACTAGGAACTCTTCCTATAGATAGAAATAAGAATTGTTTTGCTGTTATGATAAGTACTGAAGCAAAATGTTCTATTATTATAGAGCAAGAAAAATTAAATATAAAACCTGAAATACAAGAAGAAGATTTAACAATTTTTGTAGACGATATTAAATCTTGGGGAGTAGATATAACTTTAACAAAAGAAGATTCTGATTATTATATTTCTTTTGCATCAAATGTAACAAAGACTACAAAGAGATTTGTTGGTACAGTAATTAGAACTTTATATGAAGGTATAAGACCTAGTTCAACATCTGATGCTTTTTATAATATATATATTCATTATAAAAATCTAAAATTATTTTTACCAAAGGAAAATACTCTAACATTATTTCTTATTGCTAATAATATAGCAACAGTTAATAAAACAAGTTTTGTTTGGAATACAAATCATACATTAGGTTACTCCCATTGTTTAATTAAAACTAAACAACAACTACACAACTTTTTAAGTAAAGAAAATGATTGTTTATATTTATTCTTTGGTTTAGAATTCGATATTTTTGAAAAAAACTTATATATATTAGTAAATAAAGCAGAACAAAAGTATAAAGATTTATATAATAGAGTAATAGAAAACGAGAAAAAGAAAAATAGTGTTATTAATGGTGAGACAGAAAAAATTAAACAGGAAGACTGAAGTATATGATTTAGAAACATTAGCGGGTTTATTTTCATATACAGGATTAAATACAGATACAAATAAAGTAACTCAATTTGTATTACACAAAGATAAATTTGAGTTACATGAATTAGTTACCCATTTATTAACTTTAAAAGGGCAAATAGGTTTTAATAATTTAAACTTTGATTATCCTATAATTCATTATATTTTAGTCAATTATAGGAAATGGGAAGATTTAGTTTGGGAATCTAATTGGGAAGAAAAAATAATAAGCTTAATATATCAAGAGGCTCAAAGATTAATTTCTAACCAGAATAAAGATGATTTTTATCCAGCTATACCAGATAAATATGTTAAGATAAAACAATTAGATTTATTTAAGGTTTGGCACTATGATAATAGAGCTAGAATGACTGGTTTAAAAGCCTTAGAAATAGCTATGAACTATCCAAATGTAATGGATATGCCAATACATCATAGTACAATAGATATTAGCTTAGAAGATATAAAATCAATCTTAGAATATAATCTTAATGATGTTTTAGCTACTTATGAGTTTTATAAAAGATCAGAAGATAAATTAAATCTAAGAAAACAAATATTTTCTAAATATAATATTGATTGTATTAATTATCCTGATACTAAAATAGGAGAAGAATTAGTATTGAAACTTTATTGTGAAGCTACTAATAAAAATCCTAACGATGTTAGAAAATTAAGAACTTATAGATCTAAATTAGATTTTAAAGATTGTATACCTTCTTATATAAAATATAATAGTAAACAGTTTAATGATTTAATAAAATATTTACAAGGAATATCTGTAAGTAATTTAAAAAATTCTTTTGCTTATTCTGTTATATATAAAGGATTTAAATATGATCTTGGTACTGGTGGAATTCATGGTGCTAATAATTCTGGAGTTTATACTCCTAAAGATAATGAACTAATTAAAGATTCTGATGTAGCTAGTCTATATCCTAATTTAGCAATAGTAAACGGTTTGTATCCTCAACATTTGGGAAAACAATTCTTTACTGTATATAAAGAAGGAATTGTAGATGAAAGAATTAGAGCTAAGAAAGCTAAAGAAATGAGTATTTCAGACGCTTTAAAGCTATCTGCCAATGGTATTTATGGTAAGAGTAATAGTGAGTATAGTTTTGTATATGATCCTTTATACACGATTAAAACTACCTTAGCAGGACAACTAAGTTTATGTATGTTAGGAGAAAGATTACAAGATCAAATACCTAATATAAAAGTAATTCAAATAAATACTGATGGTATTACTACATTATTTGATAAAAGTTATAATGATTTATATGATTCTATTTGTACAATTTGGGAACAAGAAATTGGTCTAACTTTAGAACATGGTTATTATTCTAAATTTGCAATGAGAGACGTTAATAGTTATTTAGCTATTACAGATACTGGTAAAATTAAAAATAAAGGAGCTTTTGAAGTAGATAAAATGGTAGGTAATGAAAGAGCTTATCATAAAGATAATAGTTTTAGAATTGTTCCTCTAGCTATACAAGAATATTTTTTAAATAATATACCAATTAAAGATACAATAATAAATCATAATAATATATATGATTTTTGTGGTAGACAGAAATTTGGTAGAGAATCTTCCGATGGAGAAATACATTATTTAGAGAATGGAAACTATATAAAAGAATTACAACAAAAAACTGTTAGATATTATGTATCAAAATCAAATAAGAAATTTATTAAAGTATATAGCAAAGGTACTACTGAAGAAATAAACAAAGGATACGAGGTTGAAATATTTAATAAATATATAGAAAAAGAATTTAAAGATTATAAAATAAACTATAGTTTTTATATTAAAGAAGCTAATAAAATTATTGATATACTTGAGCCTAAACAATTGACAATTTTTTAATAATAAAATTATGCCGGAAAATGGTAATGAAAATGATAATGTTGTAGCTGTAGCAGATTTACCACATATTAATTGGAACGAAAATAACATACATATTGCTGTAGAAAGAATTAAAATACAAAGAGAATTTGATAGAAATATACAGGGTGGAAATATAGTTCAAGAAGAAATAAATAATAGACTCAGAGGAAGAGAAGAACAAATAGCAGAGATAGAAATAGCAAATAATTTTGTTGAATTTCCACAATATCTTAATGATATATTTGGTGCTTCTCGTACACAAGTTGTTAAAAGTTCAAATAGTAAAACTAAAGTATATATAGAAGATGATTCTGATATGAGAGAAAAAGGATTAAAAATAAATAATTTAAAAAATAAAATAGAAACTAAATTAACTACGGGAGAAATTAATTTAAGTGTTTGTAATAATTTACTTTCTTATTATAGAAAAAAATATTGTAATTCTTTAGCAGCATCTGAAAATTTAAATATTTTTCCAATTAATACTATTATAGATATTAAAGATAATAAAAATTTTAGAAAAGATTATAAACCTACAGTATCTGCAATAGTTTTAGGATATGTTATTCATAATAAAATATTTAATAATATTGATGAGCTTTATAATTATTATAGATCAAATAAATCAAAGACAAGTGTTATTGAAATATTAGTTTATGTTATAAATAACAATAATTATAAACTTAATAGTGAAGAAGAAAAAATAAAATTTAAATTTAAATCTAATTATTTTACTAAAATACCAGTTTCTGATTTTATAAGAAATAATAAAAATAATACTTTAGAAATATTAAATAAATTTCCTATTAAAATAGAAAGCGGATTGTTATCTGGTAAAGTATTTGGATTATCTTTTATTAAAAATAAACTTGTCGATACTATTGTAAAAGATTATGAAATAAAAATGAGTATCTCCAAAAAAATAGGAGAAACTTATTATATTATAATACCTTATACAAATGAAGAAACTGGTAAAACAGGCGAACTTAAGTTTGTTATGAATGATGTAAGTTTCATATTTCCTGATATTAAGGGATATAACATACCAAAAGATAAAACTATGGTCATAGGTTCTAATGTAAAAATTAAAGTAAATACACCAAGATTAAATACTAATACAATTCTTACTATTCAAAATATTAAACCAAATCCTCAATCTAAAAGAATATGTAAAAACTCTAAAACTAAACAATTAGATATTATTATGTGTTCTACACAAGAAGGATCAGTATTTAGATTTAGAGCTAAAGAATTAAAATTAATTGATAATAAAAATGATTCAAAAACTAGCATCAAAGCGTAAAGTAGTTACTTTATTTAGACCTTTGGTTTGTTCACGTCATCCAACTCACAGCATATTAAGAGCTAAGAATAAAACCTTAGCTCTTTTACCATTTAGATCAATAGTAAGACTAGGATCTATTACTGATATACAGGATAGTGTTACAAATGGGGGTACAAGAATAGAATGTAATACAATACAAGCTATTAAAAACAGTAGTAATAAACTACTAATGAAACAGTGTTTTACTGAAAACAATGTTAAAACTGCTGATTGGTGGAAACATAATCATATTTTACAAAATATACCTTTTGAAAGAAAATTTATTGATGAAGAAGGAGAAGAAGTTATAGAAAATATACGTAGTAATGAATTACCTTATCCTATAGTAGTTAAACATATATTTGGTAGTAGAGGTAGAGGTAATACATTAATTAACTCTCAAGAAGAATTAGAAAATTGTTTAAAATATAAAAACATATCTGAATATATTTTTGAGAAATTTTATAACTATAATAGAGAATATAGACTCCATGTTACAGAAGAAGGTTGTTTCTATACTTGTAGAAAAATGCTTAGGAAAGATACTCCCGAAGATAAGCGATGGTTTCGTAATGATTCAAATTCTAACTGGATTGTAGAAGAAAATCCAGATTTCGATAAACCAGTTAATTGGGATAATGTAATTACAGAATCTGTTAATGCTTTAAAAGCAGTAGGATTAGATTTTGGTGCGGTAGACTTAAGAATTCAGTCTTCCCATAATAATAAAGATAAAAACAGAGAAGATCCTGATTTTATTGTAGTAGAAATTAATTCAGCTCCTTCTTTTGGAGAAATTACTTCTAAAAAATATATAGAAGAAATTCCTAAAATATTAAAAAGAAAATATGAGACCAAGAACTAATTTTGACGTTATTAAAAAAAGTACTAACAAAATTATTCAAATATCAAGAAGATATGATTGTTTTGGAGAATATACAAATTCTAAATTAAACTTAAGCGAAGGTAAAGATCATATAATTAGATATTATTTACCAGAACATTTTTTAAATCTTTATTATATAAATAAAGAATATCAAATTAATACTTATAATAATTATTATGATAAGTTAATATTTAATAATGATGAAATTGATTTATATTTAAAATGGTTAAATGAATGGATACCTACTTTAAATATAAAAAGAGTAGAAGATACTTATTTTAACAATAAATTAGAATATGATAATAAGTTTATTCTTGCTTTCGATTGTGCTGAAAAAACAAAAGCTATTACTTTAGATATAGATTTAACTAAAGGAATAAACGATAAAGACAGAAAACTTCATTTATTTTTAGCTAGATATTTAATAAATAGTGCTGGTAGTCAAGTATTAAAACAAGCTTTTAAACTTCATATACGATATCCTGAAATGACTCCTTGGGATTGTTTTATTATGAATGAATTTATAGAGTTTCCTTTAATGAAAAAGTTACCAGGATATTGTATATTTTCTACTCAAGGATTAATGAAATACTTTACTATAGAGGAATTTTATGATAAAGTAATAGTTAATGAAAACGATAATTTTCTTATTGAAAGTACTTATTCAAATAGTGGATTAGTACCTTATTGTAATAAATTTGAATATTCACAAAGCAAAGCATTTGATGAAAAATTAAAAAGAATTGAAGTAACAGAATTATATAATCAATTAGGTAAAACACCAGAGTTTTTACAAGTCTGGAAAGACATAATAAAATAAAAATATGAGTAAAACTAAAAAAGACAAAAATAAAATAAATATATTCGTAATAGGATCACAAAAAGGTTATGCTAGTTGGATGGAAGGTAATCTAGTAGAAAATATAGAAGAAGCGGATCTTGTATGGTTAACAGGAGGAGAAGATATTAATCCTAATATATATAATAATAATAGAGGATCAAGAACTCATTTTAATGATAAAAGAGATACCTTAGAAATTGAATATACTCACAAAGCTGTTAAATTAGGTTTACCTATATTTGGAACTTGCAGAGGTGCTCAAATGTTATGTGCATTAGCAGGAGGAACTTTAGTACAAGATATGTCCCATCCTTATGCTCATACAATTAAATTCTGGGATGGAACAATTGTTGAAACAAACTCACTTCATCATCAATTACAATTTCCATTTTGTATGAAATCTAATAAATATAAAGTATTAGCTTGGGCAGAAGGTTTATCTAATTATCATTTAAATGGTAGTGACCAAAAAATGTTATTACCTACTGAAAAAGATAATGATAATATTATTATGGAACCAGAATTAGTTTACTATAAAGAATTAAATGCTTTAGGAATACAAGGTCATCCAGAAATGATGAGTACTAATAGTCAATTAGTAAAAATATTAAAAATGTTAACTTATCGTCTTATTAATAATACTTTAGAAGAAGTTATCAATAAAGGTACTGAGTTAAGTAAATTAATGATATTTGATGATGATTTAGAAGAAGAATTAACAACAGTAGATTCATCAGAATTTTATATGCATGATATTTGGGATTAATTTTTTATGGAAAATAATATAATCATTGAGAATAAAAAAATTCAAGATCATAAAGAACTATATTTATTAGCTTACGGAACTCTTAGAAAAGATCAGTATAATTATAATCGAATAAGAGATTTATTTCAAATAAAAGATCTTGCTATTAGTTATGTTGAAACTACAAAATTGAGAGGTTATAGTATGTATAATGTAGGAGCTTATCCTATGGCTGTATTTACAAATAAACCAAGTGAAACAATAGTTTTTGATATTTTAAGAATATCTGATAAAGCTTTTATGATCATAGATAATATGGAAATAAACGCAGGATATACAAGACATAAACTTCCAATTAATATTGAAACACAATCTTTTACATTAAAAACAGAGTGTATAATTTATTTAGCTAATGTTGAAGATCAAAAAGAAATTGACGAAATAGAAGTTTTAAATAAAACAGATAAAGTTGAATCAGGAGATTGGGTTCAATACTATAAAAATTTTCTGTTAAATTAATAATAATTTTATGAAACAAAATATAAATAAACAACTTATAACAATTGGTTCAGATCCAGAAGCTTTTTTAAGAAATAGAGAAACTAAAGAAATAGTATCTGCTATTGGATTAATTCCCGGTAGTAAATATGAACCTGTAAGCCTTCATAAAGAAATAGGACAAGGATTTTTTATACAAACCGATAATGTAATGGTTGAGTGGTGTGTACCAGCATGTAATACCGCAAAAGAATTATATGACAATATACAAAAATGTATTAAATATACAAATGATATAATTCCAGCAGAATTAGAAGTTGTATTACAACCATCAGCTATATTAGATAGTAAATATTTAGAAGATGATCAAGCTAAAACATTTGGTTGTGAACCAAGTTATAATGCTTGGACTTACCAAATGAATAAAGCTCCAAGTAATAAAACTAATCTAAGAACTTGCGGTGGTCATATTCATATAGGATATGAAAATCCTAATGATGATACTTCTATTAACTTAATAAGAGCTTTAGATTTATATCTTAATATACCTTCTTTAATACTCGATAGTGATAAAGATAGAAAAAAGATGTATGGTAAAGCTGGTGAATTTAGAATAAAAGATTATGGTGTTGAATATAGAGGTTTATCAAATTATTGGGCTAATACATTATCTTTAACAAAATTTATATTTGCAGGTATTGATAAGGCTGTTGATTTTATCAATAGCGGTAAAGAATTAAACGACGAAGATCAATTTGTAATTCAAGAAACTATAAATAATAATGATAAAGTTATTGCTCACAAACTAATAACTAAGTTTCAGTTAGATCAAGTTTTATCTGAAGTATATACAATTGATTAATTAAAACATTAAAGAGGGTAGCCTGAGTTCGCTTTAGATAATAGAAATATTATCCTCCGCTATCCTCTTTATTTAAAATAAAAATATGAAAGAACTTATATTATTTTTAATATTCTCTATCTGTTGGTCTACAATAATTACAAGACAAATAATAGGATTTAAACATTTATTTATTAATACGCTTATAGTACTAGTATGTAATATTATAATAGTTTCTATTTCATTAATTGGTTTATTTACTATAGTATCTAAATTTAATGGAAATATAATGCAACCAATTAAACAATCAAATTATGAAATTATTCATGAACCTTTATATAAAAAAATAAAATGATATTAGAAATTATATTAATATTTGCTTTAATAGCATTTATATTTAAACCAAAACCAGGAGTTTTAGGATGTGGTCTTTCAGGATTTTCTGGAACTAAAGATTATGATGGTGAAAAAATTAAGTTTTTACTTTATTGGAATAGTCAAGAAAGAGGTAGAGATGCTACAGGAATATTTACTCCTAAATCAAGTATAGTTAAAGATAATATTGAAGCTAAAAATTTTATTAATAGTCCTCGATTAACTTCTCAAATAAAAAACGATAGAGTTCTTATAGGACATGTTAGAGCAGGAACAGTAGGTACTAACACAGTAAATAATGCCCACCCATTTGAATATGGAGACATTGTATTAGCTCATAATGGTACTTTAGAAAATCATCTTGCTTTAGCTAGAATGTATCAATTAAATTCATCTAACTATAATGTAGATAGCCAAATATTAGCGAAATGTATTGAAATAAACTTTAAACATGACGAAATACTTAGAGTTCTTGAACAATACGAAGGTGCTGCTGCATTATTATTTTATAATAAAGTAGAAGATATTTTATATTGTTATCATGATCAGAAAAGACCTTTATTTTATGGTTTTGTTGATAAAACAGAATTATATATTTCTTCAATAAAACAAAGTTTAGAAGCTATAAATTGTGAAGATATAGAAGAATTTAAAATAAATACTTTATATCAAATAAAAGAAGGTGTTATTTTGAGTAAAACAAATTATACTCCAAATAAAAAAAGTAATTTTCCAGAAACTATTTTAGCTACTATAAAAGATTTATATATTAGAATAAAGAAAAATGTAACAAAGATCAGATGTGAAAAAGATAATATATCTGGATTTGACACATCTGTTGTTAAACCTCATTATTTAAAAAACTTCTGGATACAATGTGACATAAGTGGATTTTCAAATCATGATACAGAATTTCTTGCAAAACAACAGTTATTAAATATAAACAGTTGGTATTCTGTTATTGGAAAACCTAATGATCCTAAATACAAAGATACAGAATATTTTGAAGTAGAAAATGAAAAAGGAGAAAAAGGTATTATTTGTACAACAAGTAAATTTAATTTAATTAATTTCATTCCTCAAGTTGATAAATATGTTATTGTAATGAAACCATTAACATATACTAAAACAGGAAATACTTTAGCAGATAAAGAAGAATTTTTATTAGTTAAAAAATATGAATATGGTAATCAAGAAATAACTGTAGAACAGCCTATTACAGGTAAGTCTGGAACTTGTCCTATTCATTGTATAAGGGTAGCTAGAGCAGGGGAAATTAATAATTATTTAAAAGAAAAAGCTAAAACATGCGAAATTAATTTTAATAAACCTATAATTAGTGCAGAAATTGAGCAATATGAAGAAGAAATCGAAAAAGAAAAAGATGTTTTAGAATTATTAAAAAATAGTCAATCTTTAAAAAAGATTTCTCCAAACAATATTGGATTTTATGATAATTTACAATTTAGTTATGGAACTATGTGTAACATTATTGGAGAACTTCATTATGCTATTACAGGAATTGTAACATTATTAAATAGTGGTATGTATGATGATGCGTTAGAAGATGCTAAAGATTTAGAAAACGAAATTGTCCAATTATATAATGTTGATACTTTAGAAAACTTTATTCCTATGGATGAAATAGAAATAATAGATAATGATGAAGATGAAAATGAATATATTGAAGAAATAGAAGATGATAAAGATATTATATAATTATGATAAAAGAAGAAGAAAAAATAGAAATTGATGGTATAATGTTTAATTTATCTAATCCAAATATAGTTCAAGATTATATTACTAAAGAATATTTTTTAAAACTAAGTAATGGATTAAGTAATTTTACTAAATTAATAATGGATTTAGTATTAGAACAAAAACATACTGCTCCTAGAAAACAATTTTCTATTAATGATAATAATACTAAAGATTATTACGGTACATTATCAGGAACTGTTAAACATCAAACTATAGACGAAAATATAATAAATCCTTATTTAGTCAAAGTTGTAATATGTACAATTTCAGGATATGAATATATAGAAGTATTTCCTTTAGATAAAAAAGAATTTATTAAAAAACATGATTTAGTATTAGGTATTAATAATACTGATACTTATTATCTTAAAAGAGAATTAAAAACAATGGATAAACCAAAACCATACAGAAAATTTGATAATACTTATTACAAACAAGATGTAAAAAAGTTATTATTACCAAATATAGATAAAAATACTAAAGATATTAATGAACTTAGTAAAAATGTCTTAAATCGAAATTTAGTAATGGGAGTAGATTCACTAACTCATTTAATACTTGAAAATAAAAGATATACATTTGGTGTAGAATTAGAAACTTGTTTAGGAAGACTTGAAGAATCTGATGTAAAAGATTTAAATGTTAAAGCAGTACATGATGGTTCCTTGAGAGATGAAGCTGGCAATGTTCCTGGTGGAGAATATGTAACAGGTATATTATATGGAGATAGTGGATTTAAACAACTTCATGAAATTTGTAAAGTATTATCTAATAAATGTTTTATCAATCATCAATGTGGTGTCCATGTCCACATAGGAGGAATGAAATGGAATAAAGAAGATGTAGTATATTCATATTTATTAGCTCAACATCTAGAAGAAGATTTGTTCACAATGTTACCTAAATCTAGAAGAAACAATAGTTATTGTAGAAAATTAAATCCTTTGTTATTAGATAAATTTAATTATTTATCAGAAGCACCTAGTAATTCAGATTATTTGTTAAAAATTGAAGAATTATATAATGCAATTCATCAAGAAGTAGCTGGTACAAGAGATACAGAAGGACCTAATGCAAAAATTAATAAAAATAGTAATCATCCAAAAGGATCAAAATGTGGATATGATAAAACAGCCCAAAGATATTGTTGGTTAAATTATGTAACATTATTATTTGACACTAAAGGAATTCCAAATTCTCATACATTAGAATTTAGACCCCACGGAGCTACTTTGAATTTTGCTAAAATTAGAAATTGGATTAAAATTTGTATTGCTTTTGTATATTTTGTTGAAAATTTTAAAAATATAATTAAAGCTGGTAAATATGTACATACAAATGGTACAGAATATAAATTAAATTTAGAATTGATGATTGTTAAATCTTATCCTAAAACAGCTGAAAAATTAATTGAGTATGTAAGAGAAAGAAAAGAAATCTTTAAAGTTAAAGACGAAAGTCTAGATTATAAAGAAGATGTATTACCAATATCAAGATCAATTAAAGAAGTAGTATGTGCTTAATTAGTATAGTACCGAAAGGTAAAGATAAATATAGTAAAGAATTTATAGATGGTTTAACTATAGCTTCAATTACTAATAATGACGGAATTGGTTTTGCATATAAAAGTGATAAAACTAAAAAAGTTTATATTAGTAAAGGATATAAAACTATAAAAAAAGCTTTAGCGGCTATGAGAAATCAAAGAATTGCTAAACGAGATGAACTCATAGTCCATTTAAGAATAGGAAATAGAGGTAGTATTAATACAGATATGTGTCATCCATTTGCAGTATCGGATAATGCCACTGATATATTACAAAATCATACTATTACTAATTTACCTGTTATGGCTCATAATGGTACTTTTTATTCATATGGTTCTCATAATTCTATGTTTTCAGATACTTATCATTTCATTAGAGAGTTTTTAGGTAAGTCTAAAATAATGGATTTACTAGAAGATAATCCTGAATTTTTTAAAGAATTGTTTAGTACAAAATTATCAACTAATAGATTAGTATTCTTATTTCCTAATTCCAATACAGATTTTATAAAATTTGGAGATTGGTTTCATGAAAATGGATATTATTATTCTAACGCTAGTTTTAAAGATAAAACTATAAGAAACGTAGGAGGTAATGAATATTCATCACCAAATTATTTAGATTTTAGAGACAGACAAGTTTGTAAAAAGTATAATAATAGAGATAGTGAATCTTTTGGAGAAGATTTAGAAGAATGGGATTTAGCTAGAGCATCAGATAGAGAAGAAAAATTAAAAAAAATTATTGATACTGGAAATAGACTTAATTCTTTAAGCGAAATAAATGATGTTGATGATGAGGATGATAATGAAACTGATAACGATGACAATATTTTAAATTATATTCCTTGTATTTCTCCAAAAAGACTTGCTCTTAATGAAACTATTATAACAAATAATCCTAAAATTAAAAGTTATTCTTCTAATGTTGATTTACATAGTAGAATTGGAATTCAAATTGAAGTACCAACACGAGAAGATAATTTAAAATTAAGATCAGGATATAGAAAAGCCAATAATAATGAAATTCAAGTAGAAACATGGAATGTTTTATTTACACGATCCTTCAAAAATTCCTATAATGAAATATTTTATGAATATATGGGTTTATATATTCCAATGTTATTTAAAGAACCTACTCAATTTAACGCTATTCAAATTAAACCAAATATTTATAATTATACAAATTTACTTTTAAAATGTATAAAAACAGATGTTGATTATGGTGTTCAAAAAGGTACTAATTATGTAATTAATTCAATACCTGAAGAAGATTATATTATCATTAATAAATTAAATTTAAGTGATATTGCTAAACCTATACCATATATAGCAATGCCCAATATTTATATTTCTGATTTATTTGAAATAGTACCTTTACCAAAATATCATTCTAAATATTTAGATTATTATAGACTTGTTAGAGATATAACACCTAGTAAAATTCAATTAACTAAACTTAAAGATTTTATGAGACGTTCCGAAGCTTATAGTAAAGCGACTACAAAATTTGCATACGGAATCGTAGGTAATGTATCTAGAGCAAGTATGGATCTGTTTAAATATAATTTAGTAGAAGAATTTTTTCCAAACAATACTGAAAAAATATTAAATAGGATGTACATACTCTAAACAATAGAAAGAGTAAGAGGTATAAATAATTAAAATTAAATTAGATGAAAAAAGATTAAAAAGACAACAAGAAATTGTTGATAAATGGGCTAAAAGTTCCTATAAAGGTATTGTTAAAGCTGTAACAGGCTCTGGTAAGACTTTTATAGGAATATTAGCTATTAAAAGAGTATTAAATAAAAAACCAGAAGCTAATATTTTAGTTGTTGTACCTACAATATATTTAAAACAACAATGGGAAGAAGTATTATTATCTTTTAATCTTAAAGTAAAAGTTTTAGTTATAAACACAGCTTCTAAAACTGTAGTATCTTGTGATTTATTAATAATTGATGAAGTTCATACAGCAGGAGCAGATTATTGGTTTAATGTATTTAATATTATAGAATATAAAGCTATACTCGGATTAACAGCAACATTAGAGAGATCTGATGGTAGGCACAGATTAATCTTAGAGAAAGCTCCTATAATAGATGAAATTACATTAGAAGAGGCTTTACGAGAAGGTTATATATCTAATTATATGATATATAATATTCCAGTTGAATTAACACCAAAAGAAATTGCTATATATAAAAAGACACAAAATAGTTATTTATATTATGAGCATATACTTGGGGGTAAATTTAGTGCTTGGCAAGAATCAGCTAATAGATTAAAAAAAGATTCTGAATATAACCAAGATCAGAAAAAAGAGGCTATGGGATTTCTTCGTGCTATTAATAAAAGAAAATCTATTCTACATAATGCTATTAATAAAATAGAATTAACTAAAACTATTCTAGATAAATATCCAGATAGGAAAAGTATTATATTTTGTGAAAGTATATTATTTGCAGAAAAGATTGATACCTTATTAGATAAACAGTCTGTTATATATCATAGCAAGATGACTGTTAAACAAAAGAAGGAAGCTATTAATAACTTTAAAGATAATACGTTTAAATGTAACGTTTTAACCTCTGTAAGAGCTTTAGATGCTGGGGTAGATATATCGGGTGTAAACCTAGGAATATGTGCTGCTGGGTCTTCTAAATCGCTTCAGAGTATACAACGATTAGGTAGATCTGTTAGAATTAATGTTAATGGTACTATAGCATATTATTTTAATTTATATGTTAAGAATACACAAGAAGAGAAATGGTTAAAATCAAGATGTTATAATATTCCTAATGTGGAATGGATTGATTATCTTTAGTAAAATAATAAATTAAATTTGTTTTAAAGGGTTAAAAACCGTAAATTTGTAAGTTATGTTAGAAAATTTAGTAATCGCAGGACTTTTCGTATTAATAGTAATAGCAGTAATAGCTCTACTAACAAAGTTTGTTAAATTAGGTACTAAGAAGGAAGAAAATCCTGTTTTAGTACCTAATAAAATTAGTATAGAACCTAAAGCCTATACTAGTGAATATGTTGAAGCTACTTTAGGAAAAGAAAAAGCTGGTGCAATAAATAAAGCTAGATTAGCCAGAGAAGTTGCAGAAAAACAGCAATTAGAGGTTAAACCTAAAAGAGTTAGGAAACCAGTTGTAAAAAAAGAAGTAAAAGGAGAATAATTAATGCAGGATAATAGTACCAAGATCATGAGTGAAATAACGGTGTTTTCAAAATATAGTAAATACCTAGAGAGAGAAGAAAGAAGAGAATCTTGGAACGAAATAGTCCAAAGATATTGTAAAATGATGATAGATAAGTATCCAGACCAAAAAGAAAAGATAAAAAATCTGTCATCATTTATAATTGATAAAAAGATACTACCCTCAATGAGGGCCTTACAGTTTGCAGGATTACCAATTGAAAGAAATCCTAGTAGAGTATATAATTGCGCATATCTTCCTTTAGATGATTATAGATCGTTTAGTGAAGCTATGTTTCTTTTATTAGGGGGAACTGGAGTTGGATATAGTGTACAATTTGCTCACATAGATAAATTACCTGAAATTATTAAACCTACTAAATCTAAAAGATTCTTAATAGGTGATAGTATAGAAGGTTGGGCAGATAGTGTAAAAATGTTAATGAAATCATATCTTGGTAAAAGCTCTGCTAAACCTAATTTTGATTTTAGAGACATAAGAGCTAAAGGAACTAGATTAAAAACAGCAGGTGGTAAAGCACCAGGATCAGAGCCATTAAAAGTATGTTTATTTCATATCGAAACTATTCTGGAAAGAAAAGAAAACGGTAGTAAACTTACTCCTATTGAAGCTCATGATATTATGTGTCATATAGCTAATGCTGTACTGGCTGGTGGAATTAGAAGAGCCGCAATGATTGCTTTATTTTCAGTAGATGATGAAGAAATGTTAGCCTCTAAATCAGGAAGTTGGTGGGAATTAAATGAGCAAAGAGGTAGAGCTAATAACTCTGCTGTAATTGTAAGAAATAGAATAAATATAGATGAGTGGAATAACCTTTGGAAGAAAATTGAAATATCTGGTTCTGGAGAGCCTGGTGTTTATTTTACTAATGATAGTAATTGGGGTACTAACCCTTGTTGCGAAATTGCTCTTCGTCCTTATCAGTTTTGCAATCTTTGCGAAGTAAATGTATCTGATGTCGAATCACAATATGATTTGGAAAGTAGAGTATTAGCAGCAACCTATTTTGGAACATTACAAGCCGGTATAACAGACTTTCATTATCTTCGTGATATATGGAAGAAGACAACAGAGAAAGAAGCTCTGATCGGTGTAGGAATGACTGGTATAGGATCTGGTAAAATATTAAAATATAATTTAGAAGAAGCTGCTGAAGTAGCAAGAATAACGAATGAAACAATTGCTAAAGAAATCGGAATTAGTCCTGCTGCGAGAGTTACTACTATTAAACCTAGTGGCACTTCTAGTTGTGTATTGGGAACCAGTTCTGGGATACATGCGTGGCATAATGACTACTATTTAAGATCAATAAGATTAAATAAAAATGAGAATTTATATACTTATTTAACTATGTATGCACCAGAGCTATTAGAAGATGATTTCTTCAGACCTGATACTCAAGCAATAGTTAGAATTCCTCAAAAAGCACCAGAAGGTTCTATTCTTAGAACTGAATCTGCTTTAGAGTTACTTGAAAGAGTAAAGAAATTTAACTTAGAATGGGTTAAAAAAGGTCATAGATCTGGTACTAATACAAATAATGTATCTGCTACTATATCTTTAAAACCAGAAGATTGGGAAGCTGTAGGAGATTGGATGTGGAAAAATAAAAAAACATTTAATGGATTAAGTGTTTTACCATATGACAATGGAAGTTATGTACAAGCCCCTTTCGAAGATATAACAGAAGAAGAATATAACAAAAGGATTAAAACATTATCAAATATTGATCTTACAAAAGTAATTGAAATAGATGATAATACTGAACATAGTCAGGAACTAGCTTGTGCTGGTGCTAATTGTTCTATATAAAATAATATTATGACTAATAAAATAGTTTTTGAAAACAAATATGTAAAAATAATAAAAGCTGAATTAACAAATTTAGGTAGTATTTATACTTGTGTATCAATCTCTAGTGGTGGGAATTTTTATTTACACAACTGCCCTACAAATAATTGTCAAATATCTTCTATAGGATCTTGTGAAAATATTATGTTTTTAGAAACATTCGAAAACATAATTGAATCACTTCATGATAGTGGATATATAACTCATCAATTATTAGTTGATGTATATGATACACCTAGATATAGAGACCAAATAGATAATCTTAAATTTGATAAAGTATTTAGAAATCGATATACCAGTACTAATAATTCAGAAATGATAATGTATTTGTTAAGATTACGAGATATTCAAGAGCAATATGATAATGATAATGATGATGATGACGAGTATTAAATTATGGAAATGGCAGTCTGGTAGACAACAAAATACCGACTATCAAAAATTTCTTCTTTGGTATTTTAAAATATGGAAATGGGGTTTTGATGGTTATATATTAAAATATAAACCAAATACACAATTAAATTGGCATAAAGATCCTATAGAAAATGGAAATCATTATAGATTAAATATCAAATTAAAAGGTAAATCATGGTTTTATATAAAAAAGAAAGATTTACTTTTTTGTGTGGGTAAAAAAATTATATTTTTTAGACCTGATTTATATGAACACAGTCTTATAATAGATAGTCCTTGTACTAAATTATCATTAGGATTTGTAAAATTTAAATAATATGTCAGAAGATTTAAAATATAAATTAAAAGATAATTTACAATATAGAAGTAATTACATAACTCTTAAGCAAACCATTAGTTATTATGAATTTCTGGAACTAGATGATAACACAAAACGTTATTATCATAGAGTATTAAGTCCTTGTTGCTCGTACGAACAAGATTATGAAGAACAAGAAGAATCTAACATAAATTTATCATGGAAAGAACTAGTTTAAGAGATATAAACAATAGTAATATATTATATAGAAAGTTAAAAGGTTTATTTCGTAATTTATATGAATTAGAAACAGAATTATCAATGTTTCAAGAAGATAACGATATTATTGATAGTAATATTAGTGATTATCTTGATCAACTTGAAACTAGGATAGAAGGTTATAAAAACGATATAAAAGAACTATTGTCAATTAAAGAAATATTATGAAAGGTAATAAGCTAAAGAAAGTTGAATTAGATGAAATAGAATTATATCTAAATATGTTAGAGAATGATTATAAAGAAAAACTTAATACTAAAACTTATTTAGAAATTGCTAGATTAATTGAAAAAGAATTCGGAGTAGAATGTGATGAACAAACTGTCAACTTGTTATATGATCCTACATTAGAACAATTACTAGAAGACAATGAAATATTTTATAAAGAAATAATAGGATTATGAGTAATTATACAAAAAAATGTAAGAAATGTAAAGGTACAGGTAGATTTCCTATTAAAATGGATAGTCATACAGCTTGTCCTATATGTGAAGGTAGTGGAATTCAATTATTTTCTGCAAAAGAAGAAGAATATAATGATGCTGTTGAATTAACAGGAGATAAAGTATTTAAAGATCAAGAAAAGTTTATTGATTTAGAAGAAGAAGATTATGAGATTTGATATAAAAAGAGAATCTTTTACATTACCTGTAAATGGTATAGAAGAAACTTGGGTTTATTTATCATTATATGATAATAAAGGAGAACTGGTTTCTAGAAGTACTGGAGTTAATAATGAACAAACAATAAGACATGTATATGATGGTTTAACTTATGTGTCAAATGGATTTAATGATGAAGTATTAATTACATATGATTCATTAATACAAAAATTTAAATAATATGAAAAAATTAAACATATATGAAATTGAAAAAGAAATTAATTATTTAATTGAAGCTAATTGTAAAGATTTTGAATATGAAGGAACCGAAATAGATAAAGGTACTTTACGTAATGATATAATGACTGTAATAATAAGATTAAATGAAGAGGAGGAATAAAAATAATAAATGATAGTTAACGTAGATATAGAAAAATTAATAAAATACAGATTAGATATTAATCAGTACTTATTTTGTAGCTTTATCTATCAACAATCAAAACCTGAATTACTAGTATATATCGAAATGTTTGGTACACTCATAGACGAAAGTAGTATGGAGTTTATTAGATCAATAGGTTATCTAGATTTAAAAAAAGAATCAGAGAGGTATAGATTTGCAAATATGTTTGTTACAGATTTATTTGTAGAAGACTTTATTGAAAAATCTATACCCTCTAAATTAATATCAGAAAAATTAGAAGATTGGTTTGATGAATGGTTTGATCTATGGCCTAGAGGAATAAAGTCTGGAGGATATTTAGTAAAATCCGATAAACAAGGATGTATTACAAAGATGGGGAAATTCATCAAGAAATATCCTGAATATACAAAAGACGTTATTATAAGGGCTACGAAAGATTATGTTAATTTTATGAGAATGAAACAATACAATTTTATGCAATTGGCTCATTATTTCATAGATAAAAATGGAATTTCTAATCTAGGATCATCTTGTGAAGATGTAAAATGTAGATTAGAAAGAGAAGATATAATTGATTTAAAAATAGAAGATGATTATTCAAGAGATATTTTTACTAAGTCTCTGAATTAATATTAAATAGAAAGGAAAGATAGTTGAGAGAGAAAAGAATAAGTCTATTTAATAGAGTAAGAAATAGAATAAAAGAGAATAAACAAATAAGATTAGACGGAGGATACAATTGTATACCTTGGAAAAATCTACCCGGATTATCTTCAGTAGTACCGGGAATACAAAAAGAAAAATATATTATTGTTACAGCAAACTCAAAAGTTGGTAAAACACAAATATGTGATTATCTTTTTGTATACGAACCTTACGAATTCGTAAAGAAATATAAACCTAAAAATATAGATTTAAAAATAATATATTTCTCCTTAGAAATGAGTAGAGAAAGAAAGATTATGTCTATATTATCTTATAAAATATTTAAAGATAAAGGTATAATTGTTTCTCCTGATGATTTATTATCTGTATTTGAAAATAGAATACTAGATGATAAAACAGAAAGTTTGTTAGAAGAGTATGATACTTATTTTACAGAATTTGAAGAAACTGTAGAGATTATAGACAACATAAGAAATCCTTATGGTATTTATAAGTATGTAAGTGATTACTATGAACAAAACGGTACTTGGGAATATAAAGATCTAGATTGGCTAGAAGAAGATGGTAAAACAGTAACGAAAAGGAGGATAAAGAGTAGATATGTAGCAAATAACCCAAATGAACTAGTAATTGTAATTGTAGATAATTATAATGTTATGTTACCTGAAAAAGGTCAAACATTATTTGATGCTATACATGATTTTAGTTCTCGCCATGCATTAAAACTAAGAGATAAATATAAAACTTGTGTAGTAGGTGTTCAACAGCAAGCTGCTGGACAAGAGCAACAACAGTATACTTTTAGTGGTAATACAATTATAGATAAGTTAAAACCTTCACCTGATGGATTAGGAGATTGTAAATTAGTAGGTAGAGATTGTAATTTAATGTTAGGTCTATTTGGACCCGCTAGATTTAAGATTGAAAGTTATGAAGGTTACAATATAAAAAGATTGGTAGATCATTATAGAGAGTTAATAGTAATATTTAATAGAGATGGATCAGGATCATGTTCAGACCATTTATTATTTCATGGAGCAGTTAATTACTTTAGGGAGTTACCAAACAAAATGACAGAAGGTGATTATAAACAAATAGAAGAAGAGTTTAAAATAAGATAGACAGATATAGATGAAGAAAGAAGAAGAATTACAAGTACTAGAAGTAGCAAATAGTGTTAATACAAGTTTAACTAGACAAACTGATATACAAAATCAGATGTTGGAACAAGCTGAAACTTGGATTAAAAGTGGTCTTTTACCTACGTCAATTAAAACACCAGAAATGGCTGTAGTAATTGCATTAAAAGGAAAAGAATTGAATTTACAAACAATGGCATCATTTGAAATGATTGATGTTATCATGGGTAAACCTGCCCTTAAGCCAAAAGGTATGGCATCACTTTGTTTTAAAGGTGGTGTTAGAACTAAAACAATTAAAGACTTTGAAGTTTTTGAAGGTTTAGATGGTAAAAAAGATGCTGAAACTGTAATTAGATTTTACAGGGATGGAATTGAAGAAGATGTAAGTTACAAATATAGTGATGCTCAATCTTTAGGTTTGACATCAAAAGATAATTGGAAAAAACAACCGGGGGTTATGATGTACTGGAGGTAAACATAAATGCCTCGTAACCTATTTAATTGCTGGAAACTCTTAAAGACAAAATAACTACAATAATCACGAAAGTAGATTATGAAAGTTTGAAAATATTTTGTATATTTGTTATATGGCTATAACAAAAAATAGACAATCAGCAGCCAAGCCTCTAAATATATTAGTACATGAGGAAGGTTCAACGACTATCCCGCAAGGGAGTACTTGGCTTAGTAGCCTAGGAAAAGGTAGGAATTATTCTACTATTTTACAAAATACCAAAGGTATTTATATTATAATTAATAAACTAAATAATAAATTCTATATTGGATCATCTTCCAATATTAGAAAAAGATTACTATATCATTTCTCAAAATTAAGAAATAATAAACATAGTAATAATCATTTACAAACTTCTTTTAATAAATATTTAGAACATTCTTTTGATTTTGATATTATAGAAATATCAGAAAATATTAAAGATACTGAACAATTATATTTGAGTTTTTGTTATAAACATTATAAAAATATGTTATATAATAAAGATAATAAAGTATCTGGTTCAGCTGGTTATTTATTTAGTAAAGAATTTAGATTACAAATGTCAGCAGCTAGGAAAAACTTACCTAAATCTGAAGATTTTAAAAACAAACTTAGAAAACCAATTTTACAGTATAATAAAGAAGGTATTTTTATAAGAGAATTTAAAGGAATTAGAGAAGCTGCTACTAATATGCATTGTAATCATAGAACCATACAATATTCATGTAATGAAATTAACATTACTGCTAAAGGATATGTATGGAGATATAAATTAAATGATAAAATTGATTTAAAAATTATAGTAAGAAATAGAAAAAGAATAATTAAGATATAGTCTGCCTTTTATAGAAATATAAAAGATCAAGCGGTTTTAGTAAAGGTGCTAATCGGGTGTGTCCTGATTTAATTGGAGGTTTATATACAACGGAAGAACTTTCATCATTTACTCACAACGCTCCAGTTGTACAATTAACTGAAGATGGTGATTCAATAGTAGTAGTATAATAAATGACAGAAGTACAAAAAAAAGTTTTTAAATATAAACATTTAGAAAACAAACCTTGGTTAATAGCTAAGTTAACTTCTGTTAGAACAGGATATATAAAAAGTATATTTAGAAAAATAAATAATAATTAATAATTAAAAGAAAGAGAAAAATATGACAACAAATTTAAATTTTGATAGTGTAGATAGTGCAACAAGTGAAGTTAAGGAATCAACATTTAAAATAGTAAAACCAGGACTTAATACTTTGATGATTAGTGGTGTAGAACCAATAGTTGCAGGTACAGGAAATGCTGGAGTAGCAGTAACGTTTGAATCTAAAGAGGCAGATGCTTCTTTTAACGAAAGATTCTGGTTATCTGCTGGTGCTCTACCCAGAGTACAATACCTTGTAGAGAAATTTACAGGAGCTAAAATGACTGGAGGATTTACCGGAGACGGGATGGAACTAGCTACTCAAGTAGCAACAGCCTTATCTGCTAAATTAGTAGGTAAAACTCAAACAGTTATTGTAGATGGTGAGACTTATACAAAAGAAAAAGATGGTAAAACATATGTAAATACTAGACCTATGTTGAGGTTTGCTGGATTTGTTAATCCGGTAGGAAAAGATGTAGAACCTAGGATTACAGATAAAACAGATACTCAGTCTAATGCTTTAAATAGCAATTCTAAGGATCAGGATGATGATTTACCGTTTTAATATATAAAACATAAGTAGGAGATTAATTCTCCTACTTTTAATATAACTTATGATAATAGACTTTGATAAAAAACCATTATCAGCACAAGAGATATTAGATAGAGTAAATGATAAAGATATATATGAATTTTATTTAGAAAGATCTATTAATGAAAATAAAGCAACTACTTGTTGTTTTCATCAAGATAGAAGTCCTAGTTTAAGATTTTATAGATCAAGATTTAATAATCTAAATTTTAAATGCTTTGGTTGTGGTAAACAAGGAGGAATATTTAACTTTGTACAAGACTTATATAACTTATCGTTTGGTGAAACGCTACGATTAGTAGCAAAAGATTTTAATTTAGATAACAGTCCAAACGTTATTCTAACAGAAAAGAAATCCATACCAGTAAAGGAACTTGTAGAAACTCAAATTATTCCTTCTTATCAAAGTTTTAATAAATTAGATTATAATTATTGGAATCAATATTATATATCATTAGATTTAGCTTATGATTATGGAATTAGAAGTTGTAGTAAAATAGAAATTATAAATAAAGATAACCAATATATGTTATGGGGTCAATATTACAAATTCAACCCTATGTATTGTTACATAATTGATGATCATTTTAAAGGCTATAGACCACTTAATCCTAATAAGGAAGGTAAATGGATTAGCAATACAAAATCAGATGATATACAAGGCTTAAAACAGCTTAAAAGTACCGAGAATTTAATACTTACATCCTCATTAAAAGATGTTATAGTATTAAAATTATTAGGATATAATGCTATTGCTTTAAGTAGTGAAGCACAACATACAAATTTAGAAGATATATGTTATATATTTTATGATAATGATGAACCAGGTATTAATTATGCTAAAAAACTATCATATAAAAGAGATATACCGTATATACACATACCTTTAGAACATAAAGAAAAAGATATTAGTGATTTTGTTAAGAGCTATAATCTTGAAGAAGGTAAAGAATTAATGAATAAATTAATATAGACGAATGAGTCAAGAAAAAGATAAATTAATAAGTATTACAATAGATAACTTTAGTGAGTATGTACAACTATCTAAAGCTAGAAGAAGTAAGCCTTATATAAAAGATAGATGTAGAGTACCCATAAAGTATTCTGGAGAAGGATATGGATGGATATTAAAAGGTAGAAATTATGTTCTAGCTCACTTAGATAGTGGAGAAATACTTGTTGCTAATTCTAAATCAGCAGGAACTCCTAGATTAAAGAAAGGTAATGGACAAGATATATATAATGGTAATGTAACTAGACAAGCTAGAGCTACTCTGGTTAAAGCTATACATAACTATTTCATACCTTATATTAAAAATATACCACCATTAGTGGATATAGATCAATTCCCATTAACATTAGAAATATTATATTATGTACATGACAAAGGTAAGAATAATATAGATAATGATAATAAGTGGATTTGGAGAAAAGGAATACAAGACACTTTTGTACAATTAGGTAAACTAACAGATGATAATCCTTATGTCATTAATAGAAATGAGGAAGAAACTATCTTAATACCTGATGATGAAGAACAGAAGTTAATTATAAATATATACGGAAGAAAATATGCTAACAAAGGAATCGTTACTGATATTTGATGCTGATTTCATGTTGTATTATGCTACTATAGGTAATAAAGTATTTGACTTAGAGGGTAATCCACTAAGAGAAGATAACAAATTTGTCTATACAGAAAAAACACTAGAAGAAGTTTATACAGCTTGTGATGATATAATTGTTAATATATTTAACAAAGCTAATGTATATAACTATATAGGTTTTCTTGGAGGTAAAAGATGTTTTAGATACGATATATATCCTGATTACAAAGCTAATAGAAAGAATCTTATTAAACCTAAGTTTTGGCAAGAATGTAAAGATTATCTTATTAATACATGGGGATTTAATATATGTGATTTTATAGAGGCAGACGATGCTGTTAATATAACACGAAACATATTAGAAAACTATAATTCTATTATTGTAACTAGTGATAAAGATTTAATAAAATGTATTGAAGGTACTTATATTAATCCAAAAGATTTGAATGTATATTATACTAGTAAAAATGTAGCATATAATAATTTCTGGGAAAGCATGATAATAGGTGACACAGCAGATAATATTAAAGGATTACCTGGTTGTGGTAAAGCTTTCTTTAAAAAAATGTTAGAAATTTCAAGGCATAATAAAGATACATATGAACATATAGTATATAAAGCTTATTGTAATAAACTTGGTGAAGAAGAAGGTCGTATACATTTTGATTTACAATATGATTTACTTAAAATATTAGATCATGATGATAATTTAATAATACCAGAAGTAAGACAGTACAGTATATTTAATAGTAGCAGAAAGGAACAAAGTGTTGAATGATTGATGAAAACGCACTTGGAAATACAAAAGAAGAAGTAATTATACCTCATAAGGTAGATAGAAGTAAATGGAATAAATCAGTTTATTTTATATTACCTATGATTGGACTTAATAGTAATTATCCTAATTTAATTAATTCTTATTTAGGAGATATAGTTAATAAACCAGAATACAATTATGAAAAAATATTTGTCCATCTAAAGTATAGAGACGACAAAAACATAATAAATAGACCTTATTATAATTCATTCTATAGAGACCAAGATATAGACGGTAATATAAGTTATATTTATATATTTGATATACCAGATCATTTTAATTTAGATTATAAATTATTTTGTGATGGAGCTTATTCTAGATTTTCTAAAAGATATAAAGACCAAATATTATCACTTATAAGAACAAGACCTATACAAAATAGTCCAACTTATAAAGTATTATATAAAACTTTAGATTTAAAGAAAATAATAGAAGATATGATTGGTGAAGATCTACCAATGGATGCTGAAGTTTGTAGTATTACAAATCTAAGTAGAGAAATTAGATCAACAGAGGAAAGGGATATATGAGCAACAGCAGAATAAAAAGACTCGTAATGACTAATGAATTTATGGATAATGTAATAAACATCAGAGTTGAACACACTGTTGATATATTATCTAAGAAAGCATTAGAATATGTAAGAAATAATGATAGACTACATAATTTTAATGTAGGCGCAGAATTAGAAAACAAAACTAGAGAAGAAGTACTTCATAGTTTTTTTCTAAAACATTATATAAGTTATCTTGATATGTTAGAAGATATTAAAAATGATAAATTACCAAAAAAGTCTTATGTAGACGAAAAGATGGGTGATATGATCAATTATCTTATATTGCAAGAGGCTTCGATTAAACAGAAAATAATAGAAAAGGAAAGGGAAATTAGTGAAAGTGAGTAAGGAAAATATACAAAAAGAATTTATTAAGAATCAATTATTAAACAATAAAGGTTATTTATCTAGTACAGGTGTACTTAAAAAAGGATATGCTTTTATTGCTAGTAAGTTTGATTGTACTCAAGTTCTTATAAAAGAAATAGTACAGGAACTTAGACAACAGTTTAAGTACGAGCCTGTTAATGTTGAAGATATTAAGACAGTTAATGTTATTAATAAGAGTAAAACCAATATGTTAATTATTGGTGATCTTCATGCACCTTGGATATTAGAAGGATATTTAGAATGGTGTAAAGAATTAGAAAAAGAATATAACTGTAATAAAGTTGTATTTATAGGTGATGTGATTGATTCTGGAGCATGGAGTTTCCATGAACATGATGTTGATGGGATGAGTGTTGGAGATGAGTTAACAGCTTCTATTAAGCAATTAAAACTAGCTTATGAGTTATTTCCAACAGCAGATGTAACTTTAGGTAATCATGATTTACTAGTTGCTAGAAAAGCTCGAGCAGCAGGTTTGTCACAAAGATTTATTAAAGACTTTGGAGAGATTATAGAAGCACCTAAATCATGGATATTTAGACATGAATTTATATACGATAATGTAAGATATATCCACGGTAGCGTAGGTAATGCTTTTACAAGAGCTAAAGAATCTCGTATGAGTACTGTACAAGGTCATCTTCATAGTCAATCATTTCTACAATATTCAGTATCTGAAAAAGATGCTATATTTGGATTACAGATAGGATGTGGAGTAGATAGAGAGGCTTATGCATTTGATTATGCTAAACCTATGCCTAAGAAACCAGTAATAAGTGCTGGTGTTGTATTAAACAACGGAGAATTACCTATATTAAGATTAATGAAATTATAATTAAAAGAAAGATCAGATGATGAAGAAGAGAAATACAAAAGATAACAAATACAGTAGAGTAGAAGAATTAATAATTAGTAGAGTACAAAATGGAGGAGTACCTTCTAAAACAGGTTATAAAGGAGTAAATAGTGATAATAGACCGGGTAGAAAACCATATAAATCACAATTCCATATAACATATAATAATAGAATGTTAAATATTTCATTAGGTAGTTATAATACTCCAGAAGAAGCTTATATAGCTAGGATTAAATTTATAGATAGTTTAAAATAATAATAAAATTAAGGAGAGTTAATAGCTCTCCTTTTACATAAACGTTATGAAACAAAAAAAGAATATAAAATTAAAAAATGTAAGATTAACTAAAACTGCCGATAATGCTTTTAAGGGTTCCCATCCTAATGGTATAATAGAAGGAACTGTTAGAGAAGGATTTGAATTAGTACCTCCTACAATAGGAGAAGCTTATTGGGTTGGTAATTACTTTAGAACATCACCTGTTACTATGATATTAGGTAATGGAAAATTTAGAACACTATATTCTACTTATAAAATAAAATATATAAAATAATAATTAATATGAAGAATTTTTTCACAACAGATTATCATTTTATGCATAATAATGTAATCAGATATGATAACAGACCTTTTAAAGATGTTTATCATATGGGAGAAGTTATTATACAAAAACATAATTGTATTGTATCTAAGGAAGATCATTTTTATTATCTAGGAGACTTTTGTTTCAATATTAGTAAATTAGAAGAATATCTATCTAGATTAAATGGAAAGAAATTCTTTATAAAAGGTAATCATGATAAAGATAAACACATAAAAATATTTGAAAAATATGGAGAATATCTTGGTGAACAAAAACGTATTCACATTAATGGTCAAGATATAATATTAAATCATTTCTCTATGAGAGTATGGGATAAACATCATCATGGAGCAATTCATCTATATGGTCATTCTCATAATAGTCTGGAAAATTCTCCTAATGGAAAATCAATGGATGTATTTATAGGAAATAATGATTACTATCCTTATGAATTAAATGATATACTTAAAATACTAAATAATCGAGAAATACAAAATGTAGATCATCATTATAATTATGAAAAAAAATAAAACTATATGGCATTTTTCTGATACCCATACATTTCACGATATGATGAAAGTACCTAAAGCAGATATAGCCATATTTTCTGGTGATTGTTCTAATCCTAGAGAAAGTTTACCAAATTCTATTGAGGTATTAAAATTCTTAAAATGGTTTGGTAGTTTAGATATAGAATATAAAATATTTGTAGCTGGTAATCATGATACTTCTATAGAAAGAAAAATCATAACTCAATGGGATTTTATAGATAATAATATAATCCATTTATGGGATCAACAAGCTGTTATAGAAGGTATTAAAATATATGGTAGTCCTTACACTCCTACGTTTGGCACTGGATGGGCTTTTAATAAGGACAGAGGAAATATTTATAAAGTTTGGAATAATATACCAGACAATGCAGATATAGTCGTTACACATGGTCCTCCTAAAGGAATACTAGATCTTTCTTATAATAGAGATAACGCATTAGAATTTTGTGGAGATTTAGCTCTTAAAAAGAGATTAAAAATTATACAACCAAAATTAGTATGTTTTGGTCATATACATAACTGTGATAATATTACTAATCAAGGTTATACAAAATTATCTGATCATCAAACTATATATTCTAATGGATCAATAGTTACTGATGGTAGATTTGGACAAATAAACAATAGTGGAAATGTATTTGAATTATGAGTAAGAAAAAAACAATAGTAGTTGAAGGAGAAGCAAATTATGGTAGATCATATCATTTAATAATAATAGGTGATTTTATTCAATTTGATTGTTCTGATGATGAATATGGACCAATACAACTCCATTTATCTATATTAGAAGAAGCTATTAAAAAACATAAAGAAAAATAATGGTAGAAGATAGAGTGCAAAAAGTATTAATAAAAGAAGTAGTAGATAATAGTACTTTAGAATACTGTTATCAAAAATTAGCAGAAGAATTATTTGAATTAGGTGAATTAGTTATGAAACAGATAACTAAACCTAAAGGAGCTAATTCTGATGAAAGAATTAATCACCTTATTGAAGAAATGGGTGATGTATTATTAAATGTCCAAGGATTAGCTATTAAGTTAGATGTAGAAAATCAAGTAGACAAAAGAATTAAATATAAACTTGATCAATGTTTAAATCGAGTAAAAAAGCAAAAAAAAATATTATCTGAAAATTTATCATTAGGTATTGTAATTGAAGTTAATGATAATAGTTTTTTTGTAAACGAAGATGAGTATTAAAATATAAGGAGAAATAATATTGATAAAATTTCTGAAAATATTATTTGTATTATTAATAGTTTTATTAAATACTGTTAATGCACAAATAAGTACTAAAGAAGTCTATGAACTATTAGATAAGTACGAGATAAAGAATAAAGATGGGGCTATAAGAGTAGCTATCCATGAAAGTAATTGGTTTAGATCTAGAAGAGCTGTCCAAGATAATAATATATTTGGTTTCTTAGTTGGTAAACATATATTTGAATCTTATGATGAAGCTATACTAGCGTATAAACGTAGAGTTGAATCAAGACTTAGAGTAGATGAAAATTTCTACTCTTTTTTAAAGCGAATTAAATATGCAGCTGATCCAAAGTATATTTGGAAATTAAAACAAATAAAATATGACAAAAAAATATAAACTTATTCGTGAGTATCCGGGTTCTCATAAATTAGGAACTATTAGTTGGTTAGAAGGTAATATGACATCAGTTAAATCTCATAATCCTGAAGATTTTTGGTATATTACTTTTCCTATTAATTATACTATGTATCCAGATTTTTGGGAAGAAATTATAGAAAAAGAATATGAAATATTATCTTTTATAAATACTAGAGGTATTATTTATAAAAAAGATTCACAAATAAATCAGTATTGTGAAAATAATGGTAAAGTACCTTTTTTTAATGAAAAAGAATTATTAAACAATCTTGTAATTACAATCCACTCAATAAAAAGATTATCTGATGGAGAAATATTTACTATTGGTGATGATTGTGTTATTAAAGGACGTAACGAACCTTCTGATAAAATAAAAAACTTTTCAATAAAAGATAGAGGATTATCAGTTTATGCTAGATATTATACTCAATATATAAATGATATTGAACATTTTAAACAACCATTATTTACAACAGAAGATGGTGTAGATATATTTGAAGGAGATTTATATTATTTTATAAAAAAAGATAATAATTATTTATTAGATAGAATGTCTAATCGTAAATTTACAGGAACACCCGATGATGATACTTTAACATTTTTTAGTAAAGAAAAAGCAGAAGAATATATAGTAATGAATAAACCTTGTTTATCTATTAATGAAATATTAAAAATATCAACTAATAATTATCGTATTGTAGTATTTGGTAATAGAATATCATATCTTATAGGAGATCGAGATTTAGAAAAATTAGTAAAATCTAAACTATAATAAAAAAGAGATAGTTAATAGCTATCTCTTTAATTTCCCTTCTGGAGTTTTTATTTTTGAAGATCTTCTGCTTTCTTCTTAGTTTGTTTATATACTTTATCATATTGTTTCCAATAAGGAACTATATCTCTAACTTCTTTAAGAACTTTAGGATTTCCTTTATTAATTCCTTTAGTAATGACTTTATTCTTTTCTGATCCAAAAGCTACTTCACCTAAAGAATAAAAAGCTTGACCTAATTCATTTAATGTCTGTATTAAAGCCATCCTAGATATAATATCTGGATATTTAAATACATTATAAAATTGTAATCTATCTGTAGCTATTCTATTAGAATGATCTGACATATATTTAACAAACATAGTTAATGGTGATTTACTCTTATTAAACGAAGATTTATTTTTATATATTCCTAAATTAATAATATTATAAAACCAATCCTGTAAAGCATTAGGTAACCACCAAGCATAATCATCATCGTCTTCTGGAGGAGGCATAATTAATAATGGTAAAAAAGTAAAAGTTATGATTTGAATTAAATCTCCTATTATTTTTCTAGCAGCTATCATCTCATCTTTAGTTATATCTTTTTTATTAAGTAACATATTTTGATTTTGTGTAATCAAACTCATAACACCTAAATAACTATTTGTAAAAGTTTTAGATATTACTCTATTACCAGTTATAAAAAATCCTTCATCATAATTTCCTGTTTTATAATTATATCTTTTACCTTCGAATCTATCGGCGATCATAGCTGGTAACCATTTTCTAAATAATATAGCTACTTTATATGTAATTTCATTACTGTGTACAGATGAATTATCTTTAGAATAATCTCCTTGATTTTTAGAGTTAATATTTATGATAGTATTTTTATGATTTTTAATAAAATTATTTACATCTGTAGTACCAGTCAATGCTGAATTAAATACCAATCTATCATTTTCTACAGAAAACAAGCTCCACAAACTATGTTGTTTACCATCCGTACCTGTTATCTTTTGAGAAATTAAATAAGCAACCATAGATGATTTATGAATAGTATCTTCACCTAATTGTTGTAATATAAATGTTTGATCATATATATAATTAAATCCTTTAACAGCTATGTTACTGCTTTTTACTTTAACCTCTTTTTTAATATCATACTCGGCAATTTCATCTAATGGTTGTATAAGATTAGATAATAATTCAACCTTAGTCATATTAACGTCTGGTTGTAACCATTTAGTTCGTTGACTAAAAGCATCTCCTAAATATATACCTAGTCCTGTTAAATATTGTCGTTTACCATAATATCTTCCACCAAAAGCTTCTGTTATATTGGATGTTATACCTGCTGCTAAGTTACCTATTGCTGATAAAACATTAAATCCTAATTGTAATACACGAGTATAAGTTAATAAATGTTGTACTAGAGTAGACCAATAAAATTTATTTTCACCTACTTCTTTTCCATCATTATCATATATTTTAGTAGTAAGTAATTTAAATTCTATTTGATCTTGTGTATCTGTTTTAGTAATGGTTTTATCTATATATAATTCAAATGCAGCATTTATTCGAGATTGTTCTCCTGATATACCTTTTTCTCCATAATTCTTTTTAGCAATAATATTTTGAACAAGTCTAGCTATAGGTAATACCTTAGTCATTTGTTCATACTCATTACCAAAGGAATAGAATTGAAATAAAACTTCACCTAGATCATTAGATTTTTTATTAGCTTCAATCTCACCAATCATTTTTAATCTAACTTGATCTTGAGTAAGTTCTTTAATAGTAAAATTATTTTCTAGTTCTCCATCTTCATTATAAAATACAGGACTTCCTGAACCAAATAACATAGTTTTTACTCCTAATTTAATAGATTTCATAATATTTAAAGGACTTAATCCATACCATTGAAATACTACATCTTTAATTAAAGTAGGTATTTTTTCTTTATTTTTTAATCCAACAAATTCGGGTAATTTATCATATGTTTCAGCTACTTTTTCTTGAAAATATTTATAAAAATCATATAATTCTTCATTACCAACAGATTTTATATACTCAAACTTAGGATTATTATATTTACTATCTTTAGTGGGTGTATAATAATTCTTTTTAAGCCAAGACTTAGCATTTCCTATTTCTGCGGGTGTTGCTGTACTTGAATATCTTTGTTTAATATATTTATTAACAGTATTATAATACTCATTATTATAAGACTTAACTAAATCTAATCTATCTAAATGATTTACATCAGATAATAAATTATAAACTTTAGTTAAATCTACTATACCAAACATATTAGCTAATTTATTTTTTTTAGCCCATTTAATCAACTTTCTTTTATGTTCTAATATTTCTTCACCTGTTTTCTCAGAGTCTGATCTAGCCTTCTTAGAACCTTCTACAGTTAAAGAATGGATTAATTGTGATTCTAATCTTGGATAGTCTCCTAATCCTCTAAAATATTTTTCTAAAATAGATACATCTGGATTATTTTTAAGTAGGTCAGATATATCTAGAGTTTTTTCATCTAATCCTGATAAATTAAGATTATTTGTTGCTGTTTGACTAATAAAAGGAGATATAAACTGATTAATTAACTTATTAATTAATATATCTGATTTCCCTTTTACATGATACATACCATTAAACTTAGAGAATAGATGTAAAAAATTATAATCATTAGATAAATCTTCTATATCAGAAGGATTATTAAGATCGTAATCTTTATTTTCAATTTCATTCATTTGTTGTAAAGCTGCGTTAGCATACTCTATTTCAAATAATCTTAAATCAGATGTATCATTTATATCTACAAGATCTTGATTTAACATTATGTTGTAATTTTCTAAATCTTCTATTTCATCTTGTAAAGGTTTTAAAGTATTTTCTAAATCATTTATTAAATCTTTCCAAACTTTACTTTTTTCATATCCTTTGTCATATACACCACCTCTTGAAGCAATATAATCATCTACAAGTTCTCTTGCTAATTTATTATAATCACGTTCAATAGATCTAATGTTCTGTTGTATTTTTTTAATTTCTAAATTAGTTTTACCAACTGCATATTTTATACGCTTATGTATAGTTAGAATAGCTTTCTCAAGTTCTGATACGTAATTTCTATCTTTATTAGCTTGTTTTAAATAACTATCTATTTCTCCTATTACAGTCTTTTTACTTATTTTACTATTAAAATCTACATTATCAAAATTTACTAACTCAGGAGTACTTATGTTAATAAAATCAAATAAGTATTTTTGAACAGTTGTTATATCTACTTTTTCAACCAATGGAGATAATCCTAATAATTGTCTAAAAGCATCAATTAATTTATTTAATAATGTTGGTTTTTTAATACCTAGTTCATTAATAAATTCAGGGTTAGTTAATATTTCAGTTACAAATTCAAATTTGTTAGTAAGTCCATAATCATTGGTCATACTCGAATTCTTAACAGACTCATATAATTTAGTAATCTGATTATCAAAGTTTATCTCAGCTTCCGACTTAGGTGCACCTAACGCGTTAACTGTATATGCGTGGATTAATTCATGTAATATAGTTTCATGCCATTTCTTTTTATCTACATATTCTAAACGCTTATTTAGTGTGATATTACCAGTAGCTGAATTATAATTACCTAATACATTTTCGTTTAATCTATTAACATCAAATTTAACAAAATTAATCTTATCTACATTATCTAATAATAATTTAATAACTTTACTAGTAGATTTATTATTATTTTCATTCAAAAGAATTTCTAATACTTCTTTAGCATTTAAATTATTAAATCTAGAAAGCTCGGTTAAATTATTTTCTACTGTTTCTTTATTTATATTATTAAAAATATTTTTATAATAATCAATACTATATCCACCACTATTTTGTATAACAGTAAAAGTATAATCAGGAAATTGAGCACGTAACTTTCTTAATTCTGCGTATGATTTAAAAAGATCCCTTCCATGAGTTTTTATTTTATTTTTGGTAATGAAGTCTCTTACAGGATCTGGATTTAATACATTATTAAATACCTTAACAGCATCTTTAACATTCAATTCACTATTATCATCTAATTCATAATCATTAGGATCAACAGATTTAGAAGCTAAATAAATTCTCTTAGCTTCTGTTCTATTATTATTTGTATAAGACAACAAATCTGTAAACAATATGCTGTCTACAGATATACCTTCACTATTACTTACTACTGGAATTATACTACAACTATTACTTGCCATATTAACATAATGGGTTATTAGAATCATCTGTAAAATTATCTACATCTGAATCTAGTTTATTTAATTTATCTTCTTTATCAAAAGAATCATCTATTGCTTTTTGCATTGATATATATATATCATCAAAGATACTATTATTTTCTGAATTTTCCAAAAGATTTTGTACTTTTTGAAAAGGCAGTTCATCAACATCAAAACCTATTCTATCAGATATTGTAGCAGCTAAATCTCTAACTGTTTGTTCAGAAGCTAAAATACCAGCGTCTGAACTAGTTTGATTTTTTTGATAATTTACATCATTTTCTGTATTATCCAAATTTTCATTAGTATCTGGTACAATACTTACCTTTGGTTCATTATCATTATATATTTGTTTTTCTTTATCTATATTTTTAACTACTCTTGAATAAGAATTTATAAACTGTACATCTGTAATAGTTGAATCAAAAGCTGTATCTTCAATAACTCTTACTTTACTATAATTAACTTCTATTGCTTTAGGTAAGAATCCTTTATCCATATAGAAATCAACAAGTTCTTCTAATGTTAATGTTTTAAGTTCTCCATTACCAATAAAAGCTTTAACAGATTCTATTAATCTACCTCTTGTAACAGTTTCTTGAGTAACTGGGTTAGTAGCACCTTCATATACTGCTAAGTTATAAGGTATACCCTTCTTAGATAAAGCTACTAATTTATTATCGCCTGTAATTTTATGTAACTCTTTTAATGATGCTTCAAATGATGCAGCACTAGTAATATCTATTTGTTTTAATATATCAAATTTAATAACATAATTAATATGTTTTTCATTATCTGTAATTTTTAAATTAGCTTTAATATCAGGATGAATTCCTATATATTGTAATTTATCATGATGATTTTCTAATACAGCTAATGAAGTTAACATATCTATAATATTATTAGTTAAATTACTACTTAAAGAAGTATAACTTTCATAATTTGTATCTTTAAAATCATTATTTAAATTATCTAAAGATTTAGATACATCTCTAAATACCCATGATGGAATAGTATTAATAAACGATTTGTTTTTAAATTGTAATCCGTCTTTATAATAAGAATAATAATATAATTTCCTAGCAAAATCAGTAGTTTTAGGATTCATAAATAACTCTTTGAAAGCATTATTTACATTTGTATAGAAATCTCCTTGTGCTTTTATTCTAGTTGGAAATTCAATACTAATAACCTTACTTGAACTACTAGGTTGTTTTAATGACAACATCTTGATTAAAAGATTGTTTCTAAAGTCAGGATCTTTTTTTAATTTAAATAAATCTCTACCTATAGAATTATTTCCAGATTTATGAATCATATAAGCTGCGTTATCTTTAGCAGTTATAAGCTCTTGATATTTTTCAGGAAAATTAGTTTCTAAGTAAGCTTCATTAGCCTTATTCATAAAATAAGGAATTAAATTTTTAGAATTAGTATTAACTAGTCCTCTTAGTTTTTTAAATACAGGAGTATTCATAAGGAAGAATTCCTTAGAAGTATCCATAATCTTTTTATAGATTATAATATTTTGTATTGTATTAGGATCGTTTAATAAAGTTTCTCTAGCATCAAATGGTGTCTTATTAATATTATCATCTGTTTCGAATACAGGCATATTAATATCTTTATATATTTTATTACCTACAACTCTAATATAATTTTCTTCTAATAATTTAGTTATTAAATCATCATAGGTAAGTACATCATCATTAATAAATGTATATAAAAAATTTAATTGTAAAGAATCTAATACAGTTTCTAATCTTAAATTATCATCAAATGTTGATTTAACACCTTTATTCAAAGACATTAATGCAGATACATTAGAATTATAACCAGCTTGTAATTGCATCTGATTAAATATTGATTCCGCTAATCTTATATGAGGAAGATCATATATATCTAAATCATTTTCATTTAATGAAGAAATTAAATTTTCAGAAGTAAAAGGTTTAATGTTTTGAGCACTAAATTTTTGATAGGCTAATTTATAAGCATCTTTTTTATTTTTAGAAACACCTAAGTGTACTTCTAGTTCTGTTTGTAATTCTTCTAATTTTTTATATATATTTTGATCGTTAGTAATAAATGCTCTGATAGTAGGTTGGTTTATAAACAATACTGTTTCTTCCATACTATATCCTACAGACAACATATAAGCTGCTACTGGCAAAGTATTAGCATCAGCTGTTCTAGAATTAAATGTTAAAGTTAATAACTTAGCTAATTGTTCCTTAGCATTATCGGTCATAGCTGATAATAGAGTAGATATATTATCATTCTTTCTATTACTATCAGAATCTATAGTATAAATACCTCCAAATCCATTAGCTAATTTACCATTAATAGTAGGTAAAGATACCTCAGAAAATAACTTCTGATCATAAGTAGATAATAAAGCATGGGTTACATTAGATAATGCAACTGGACCAATACCATCTTTACCTTCCATATTATTTCTATTAGCATTATATCTAGCTAAAGGAGTATTAGGAGATATTGATTGATTTTGATCTATATTTAAAGCTTCCATAACAATATCTGCCACATCTTTAATAGAAGATAATGATGACGGAATAATAGCTGCTCTTTCTCTTACATAATCATTAGTTAAAAATTTAATTTGAGCTTCTAACATAAGATTATTATTTAATCCTACATTAATAGTATTGTTTACTATAAATTCTAATGCGGTAGTAGGCATATTTAATGAAGACAAAGCAGCTTCTAACGAACCTAAAGTATTTATTCTATTTTTTAATAATTTATTATTCTTTAAATTCCAAGTTATATACTCTTGATATTTATTTTCATCAGTAGAAGCTTCACCATATAATCTAATTCTTCCATTATCTTCCACATAAAAATCTGGAGTATGGATAAATTCAGAGTCAATATCAAAATCTGCTCCTGATAGATATACAATTTCTTTAGGAAATATACCAACAGAACCATATTCCATAGGAAGAAATCCTACTACTTTTAAACTAATCATAGAGTGTTTATCCTGAGTAGGAATACGTACTCCAAACATTTTTAAAACCTTTTGTACATCAGCATCACTAGGATTTTTACCGAGTAATTCTTCTGCAAAAGGAGGTAATAAACATTCAGAATAATAATTTCCATCATCATCTAATTGCATATGAGCTAATGATCTCATTTTACCAGTTTTAGCATCTTTAACTAATATACCTGCATCAGATACTAAAGATACTTTAAGTCCTGGAACTTTTTGAGATAATACTCCTTTACTAAAATGAGATAAAAATAATTGTTCAGCTTTATTAACTATAGGCCCTAAATTCCAATTGAATTGTCTTTCACCAGTAATGGGATCAGGACTAAAGAAATTAGATAATACTTCATCTGAACCAGACTCAGTTATTGTTTGATAAAACTTTTTAGTTAACTCTTTTGAATTAACTTCTCCAGATATAGGATCTCTCATATATGCCAGAGCTGTTTTAAAGCCCTCTAAGCGATTATCTGCTAGTAACCCTCTATATAGTTCCCTAAGTTGACCTACAGTTTTTATATCAGAGTTATATTTAAAATCTATTTCTAAATTATCTGATTGTTCACTATGTACTAATTGAATTAATTGTGTACCGTGGATAATAGATCTTTTACCAGAAGGAGTTTCAACTTGCAATCTCTTAAATTTATTTTCTAATTCCATAACAGAACCAGTAAAATCAAATTTACCATCTTGTGCATATTCAGCAGGACTTATTGTAGCCATTTTAGAAGCAGATTCAGGTAAAGCCTGATCTACACCTTGATCTAACATACTAATATACTTATTAAATAAGTATTCAAATCCTTCTTTTGCTTCAGCAGGTCTTCCTTGATCATCAAGTATTACATTTTCTGATTCATCAGTTTTACCTACCAATCTTGGAGATAAAGCTATTTCAGATAATTTAAAATAAAAATCACCATTATACGATACAGTCTTTGTTGAATTTAAAGCTGCATTATTATCTTCTAATGTATTTTTCTCATCCCATGTAATTTCTTCACCAAGTTTTAATTTATCATATATATCAGAAACTTGCTTAGGAAATCTTCCCCATCTCTGTAGTTGTAATATTTTATGATCTAATGTAACATAAGATTGAGCATCAGCTATTTGTATCTTACCTTTATCTATTTGTTTAATAAATGTATTTAAAGATTTAGCCTTAGCTTTATCATTTAAAGAACCATCTTCTAATCTTAATCTTTCTTCTTCTATTAATTTATCTCTTTCAAGTTCTGATAAATTTTTAACATCAATATATTTTAAAGGTTCTTTATATACACCAACTCTAGTAGTACCTGTACCCATATCTGCTCCAGAGCCAATAATACCCTTAGCACGTTTAAACCAATCAACAGTATTTTTAACTTTCTTAGAATAGTTATCTAGTAATAAGTTATTGATACCTAAAGTATTAATATACGCATTTAAATATTGGTTATTTACTAATTTAGATATTTGAGCAGGAGTCATTTCTGACTTACCTTCTGTTAAATAATTTCTTTTTAATAACTCAACATTAGGTAATAAAGATAATACATTATTAGCGTTTAATATATCAGTATAATCTTGTATATCTTTTTCTAATTTAATTTTTATTAATTGTACTATTTTATCTTTTTCATATAATAATTCACTATATACATCTTCTGGAGTAATAACATTATCTTTAGAAGTAATATCATCTATGTATCCATCTAAATCATAACCAGCAAATTCCATAAGTTTGAAACCTCTAGCTCCTAATTTATCATTATAACCATTCCATATAGTAGTACCTTCTTTACCAAATTGTTTTTTAACTTTATTAATTCTAATAACTTCTTGAGCTAAGTAATTAAATAAAATATCTGTTACATTATCATTAACATCATTATATTCTTCTACAGGTAAAAATACAGCGTAACCAGTATTGGAAGCTTCCATCTGATCTATATTAATCATAGCACTTTCACCAAGCTTTATAGTCTTACCTGTTTGTTCATCTATAGTACTTAATACTTTTCTGTTAGATAAAAACATAAGCATATCAGCAAGTAAATATTCTTGGGAATTAAACTTACCAAATGTAATACCTTCGCCTTCTTCTGTTTGACCTATATCTCCTTCAATACTAGTAATTCTATAACCATCAATCATAGAAGGAGTAAGATTAGACATAATAATATCTAAATTTTCATGTCCTAATAAATGATTAAGCACAACATTTTCTAAAGGATCTATAAAATCATCCTTCTTATTTTTTTCATCACGTAATAATTTGTTTCTGGTAATAGTGTTTCTTAACCATCTGAGTTTAACTAAACCAAAAGAAGGTCTTATAATAGAGTATACACTTTTACCATCAGCATTTTGAAAACTACTTTCACCTATTGTGGGATCAAATAAAGCGTTTTGTTGAGCTATATTTTTTAAACGTGATACAGCACCTCTTTCTTTATTTTTATCATCTTTAGTAGTTATAAATGGATTGTATTCGGATTTAAATTCAGTAACTATAAAAGGTATATTACCACCATCATATAATCCTTCAACACCTGAGAAAGCGTTAATTAAATCTTTAGCCTCTTGATCTAATCCTAGATAAGGAGATTTTTTAAGTAAAGAATAAGTTATGTAACCATCTGATAAAATTATAGATAGTTTTTTAAAGTGTTCTCTTATTTCAGAAGATAGTTTTTTAGCTTCTGCTAAACTATTAACAATAGCATTTTCACTTCTGTTAACAGCATCAGCAGCTGCGTTAATTGATTTTTTTACATCTTCATCAAATTTACCATCTTCAAAACTAATATTATAGTTTTGTAACCAGCTATTAAACTGTATATCTTTTGCAGAATTATTATTTGTTTCTAATAATCTAGATTGTTCATTAGATTGTAATATAGTATACCAGGAAACATTTTCATTATTAAATGCTGTTACAAATTTTCTCCATAAATCATAATTTTTAGTTATGTTTTGACCATCTAATAAACTATCATTAGTTAAACCCAGATCAAGAATAAGCTGATTAAATACAGCATTAATATCTTCATCAAATTCAGCTAGTGCTTTAAATCTAGGAAGTACTTTATCTTCTTCTATACCAGCTAATGCTCTAACTAATCCTCTATATACTTTACTAAAATCTACAGCTTCATCAATATCTTGACCATATTCATCTTTAGTTTTAATAACAACTAATGATATGTATTCTCTTAGTACTTTACTAAATGATGTTTCACCACCAATAGACCAAGGATCTGTATCAAAGTTTTCACCAACATCATCTATTTCTTTTTGTCTATTTTCGTTATCTATATCAGTGTCTATATCAAATATTGATATTTTAGATTTAATATCTTTCTTTAAAGCAGCTATGTTTTCAGGTAATGTATATATATTTCTTTTCTGTTCTAAATTTCTAGTCATAACCTCAATATACTCATCATTATCTGACAATCCTTTTTCATCTAAGAAAAGTTCATAATAAGCATTATCGTCTAAACTATAAAAAGCAGCTTTTTCAGCTAATAATATATCTATAATTTTATCATCTGTTAAATTAGGATAAGCTTTATTAATTTTAAGTTGTAACAACTTTCTAGTTAAATTAGCTAATACAGCCTGACCTTCAAGTTGTGAAGTAACAATAGTAGTTTTATTAATTTCGTCTATACCTTTTTTATAAATTTGGAATACTGATTCATTTATATTATTAGTAAATTTATTATTAGTAATTAAAGCATTTTTAAATTTACCTCTATTAATGTTATAGAATAAAGCTTGTACTTCATCCATATTACCAGTAATAAAGTTAATCCAATTAATTATTTTATTCCAAATAGATTTAAGAGGATTATTTGTATTAAAGTCTTTACTATATTCTTTAAAGTTATCTGCTAATTTTTCTTCTAAAAATAATTCACGAAGTTGAGTATCATTATAATTAATATATACAGAAGAACTATTTCTTAAATCTTCTAAATCTTTTTTAGTAGGTTTATTAGTTCTGGATATAATATTATAAGCTGCTTGTATTTGTTTATCTGTAGAAAATAATCTGAATATAGCGTGGAAAGCCTCATGATATTCAGTACCTTTAGCAGCTTTTGTAGATAAGTATATAACACTATTAGCAAAAGCTCCAAATGTTATACCATTATTTTTTATATCTCCTAATAACTTGTTAATGTCATCTATAGAAATAGTATCTGGTAGATTTTTATTAATCCAATTAACAGCCTCATTATAGTCCATAATTTCTTCAGAGGTTCCTATAGAAAATACAGGATCTGAAGAAGGACCTTTATATTCATTAATAATAGCTCTTATTTTAACAGCTATACCAGCTTTCTTAATTTTAGAAGCTGTTGTCAATTGATCTAATAAAGGTTGAGCTTTATTAGTAATTTCTAATTTAATTTCTTTACTTAAATTATTAAACTCAGAATCAAATGATGATAAATCAGATATAGTATTGTTTATAATATCAGGAGTAGTTACTTCTTCAGTTACCACAGCATCTGCAAATTCAACTATTTCGGTTTCTTCTACAGGATTATTAACTAATAAAGAATCTAATTTATCTTCATCAATCTTAATACTTACACTAGGATTTTTAAGTACAGTAGGTTTTAAATTAATAGATAAAGTATTTATTGTTGTTTCTACTGATGCGTTATTAACTAAAGGAGTTCTTAAGTTAATTCCTGTAAGTTCTAATCCAGCTAATAAATCATTTAGATTAGAATATTTAACATTATCTAAATGAACTTTTTTTCTACTTCCTTTAAGTCTAAGTCCATAAAATTTACTTGTTTGTGTAGATTTACTTGTTTGTGTAGGTGTAGTTAATTGTAATTGAGAATTTTGTTTAGTAGGATCATTAGTAGCTACAAAGATATTATTTTCTAAGTATCTATTTATATCTCCTACAAGTTTTTTAAATTGAGCAGGATCTTCAATAGTTTTTAGTTTCTCTACTTGTTCAAATAAATAACTATATAAAGTATCTTGAATATCTGTATTTACTTGATTTTGAGAACCAACCCAGTATAGTTTCCCATTATTAGCTCTAACCAATACTACATATCTTTCTTTTAATCCTTCTGGAATAGCAGGAATATTATCTAACTCATTATTAGGGTCACTAAATAAATTAGTAATTTCAAGACTGTTAACACTATCATATATATAGTAAAAAGATTTACCTGACTTACCAACTAGTTTAGCTGCTGGAAAATCTTTAATAAGAGTTCTACCTATATTAGTATCTACAAAGAAATCTCCATTCCAAGATAAATTAAATCCAATAGATTTTAAAGTTTCAGCATCTAATCTACCTTTTTCTTTTAATAAAGCAATTAATTTAATATTTCTAGTTTGTGTATTTAATAAACCTTGTTCACTAAGATTAACTTGTGATGGATCTGTAACAGTAAAACTATCTAACTGATTTAAATTACCTAAGTTTTTACCTTGATAACTTAATGATATAACTATTTTAGGATTAACAATATTAGTACCATTATTCCATTTACCAACAACAGCTCCTGCAACTATTCCTAGATCATTTGCTGTATAGTAAACCATCTCAAGCTGAGATAATATTTCTTCAATGGGAGTATTTAAAAATATTTTATCAAATTCTTCATCAGACCAATAATCTTTATGATTATTCATAAATCTAAGTCTTTCTACTCTATCAAAGAAATTAATACCTTTTACTAAAGGTTCATTATCTCTATCAGCAGCATTATTATCAAACTCTTCTTGAGCTATAACATCATTAGCTTGAGATTCAAGTTTGTCTCTTGTTTCCAATACAATTTTAGTTACTGTAGTATGGAGTGATTGTAATTCAGATACATCTAATCCTTGATCTCTATAAGCAGGTATAAGCTGCTCAATTTCTTTTTTAATAGCTGAGTAAGCCTGATTTAATTCAACGTCTTCTAGGTCATTAAAAGCATCTAATTTTTCAACTATTTCACTTACTTGATTCTTATAATCTTGAGTAGCTATTTGTAACTTATTATCTACTGTAGCTACTTCATTATCTATTTCTTGTAATAGTAATTCTAGTTCTGCTTTTGTTTCAGAATCTAAATCAGGATTTTCTAATTCGTTTAATATTTCATCTCTTTCAGATAATAATTGATCACCTATATAAGTAAGTTTTTCTTCATTATCTAATTGAACATCACTATTATCTTCAATACCTTCTTGTATATCAACAGGAGCTGATGTTTCGGTTGGACCTTTAGGAGCTGTATCTTCAGTTTCTGTTTTATCTGCTTTATCTTTTAAATCAGCTTGATAAGTATCAGAAGTTATTTCATTAAATTCATCTACTTTCTTTTGAGATAATTCTTGTAATTGCTTTAATTTATTTTCATAAACTGATTTTATAAGTTTATTAAGGTCTAACTCTTTTTTAATCTCTTTAGCAGCTTTACCTTTTTTAGCTCTAATATTATCTAAATCTTCTTGATTTTGTTGTGCTTTAGATTCATAATTAGATATACTACTTTCTGTAGAAGTAATATCATTATCTATTTGAAATCTATTAAATTTATTATTTAATACTTCTTCTTGATTTAAATAATTAGTAAACTCAACAGCATTTACTTTACCATCTTCTCTAGGTAGAAATTCTGTTTCTAAATAATTAGAATAAAAAGTTCTTTCAGCCGCTTTGGTTTTAATTTCTTTTATTATTTCAGGAGTTTGCTCTTTCTTAGCTAATACTTCTAATTCTTGATCTAAACTAGCAATTCCATTAATTACATTTAATGCTTGTGCTTTTACTTTAGTAGCTACTTCTGGACCATATTGATCTAACGCAGCAAATTTTCCTTGATTTTTATCTACTAATTCAGCAAGATTATTTATCTTTTGTGTATAAAAAGTTTTTTGATTATCATTAATAACTCCAGTACTAAATAAAGTATCTACCATAGCTAATACCTGAGATTTATTACCATCAGCTAAATATTTTAATATAGGTTCATCATGAGATGTTTTCTTATTTACATATTTATCATATTGTTCTTTAGTATGTTTTATACCTCCCATACCACCACCTAATATAGCACCAAAGAAACCTGCTTCAAGAGCCTCCATAATACTATGTTTAGATATAGCTTGAGTACCAAATTTATCTTTACCAACTTCTTTACTATCTGATATAAAAGCATCATATAAATTTTCAACAGTCTTTTGAGTCATAGTTTGAGAAAATTCCTCAATACCTTCTTCTAAAGCACTACCTAATATTGGTGTGTTAAATAATTGATTAATTCTACCAGAAGCTTGTTTCTGCCAAGTATTTAATACTCTTTTTAAAGAAGTTTCTGATGCATCTCCTCCGAGATCAGCTAGTACTCTTTGAGCAAGTACTCTATTACCTCCACCAGATAACCAGTTAGTAAGCTTATTTGTACCTACAGCAGATTCTATAATACCATTAATAGCACCAGTTAACATACCAACTTTAGAAGCATCTTGTTTAGATAAACCAGCATTTAAAGCAGATTCATAAGCTTCGCCAAAGTTCATAACAGCTCCTGCACCAAAAGTAGTTAAGTTATCTAATTTACCAGCAACAGATAATGATCGACTAACTAATGCACCAATACCTTTAGCAGCAGCACCGGTAACTGCAAATTGAGCTAGAGAAGCCGCACCTTGTCCTATTCCTCCACCCAACCAAGCCGCAGTACCACCTTTTCCAGGATCGTAATTATCTAGATCATCATTTGCCCTATAATCATCAGCAAATTTATTTACTCTTTTTATATTTATATCGTCTTGTTTTGTATTAAGACCACCTTTAGTAATAGCTTCATTAGCTAAAGTATAAGCACCTTCACCAATGTTTAATAAACTTCTTACAAGTCCTCTTCCAGCATTACCTAAACCAGCACTAAATTCTCTTGAAAATCCAGACTTAACAGGTACTGGACCAAAATTATTAAGAAATATGTTACCAGCTTTTCTAAGTTGATCAACATTATTAAATCTAGCTTTACCTAATACATCATTACCATCTTCATCTTTTGTAAAATAGTATTGATAAACACCTGCTTTACTAGCATCTGTTTTACCTTCTTTAGCAGCTTCTGCAAAATCTTCAAATGAAGTAGGAGTCCAATTAATGCTAAACTTCTTATTGCCAAGTTTATTTTCATTAATAGAAACAGAATTAAATATTCTGTCAAATATACTTATATCTTCCATATAAGGAAGTTCATCTTCTAATCTAGTTTTAGAACCATCTGTTTGAATAACAATTCCGTTTTGTTTTACCCTATCAAATAGTTTCTTTCTATTAGAAGCATCAATATATTCTTGTGAGATTTCTTTGACCGATCTGGTCTGGGGAGAAGCTGCATTAACATCAGTACCGGATATAGCAGCACCTGCTGAAGTACCTAATTCAACAGCATTAAGAAGTCCTCCAAAAGGAGAATTTTTAATTGTCTTTTTAGTTGTTTCAAAAACTTGATGCCAAAAATCTTCTGATTTCTTAATTTCCACAATATCATCAGGAGTATAATTGGCTTCTTTTAACTCTTTATTAAGCTTTATAACTTCTTTCTTAGCTTCTTCTTTCTGTAGTTTATCATAATCAACAACTTCAGAAGTAGATATACTTTGATAAGCTCTGCTACCTATATTAGTTTGAGCATCATAATCAACTGCCACACTACCTGCTGTTCCTACGCTTCCTGAACGAAGTTTTGATTTCCAATCGTTTATATTATCTGACATATTAATCTTCGTCTGTTATTGCTATATTTTTTAATTTACCTTGATTCAAATATTTAGGATATACTTTACTGTCCCATAATGATTTTCTTGTATCATAATTTTGAAGCATCTCTATATTGTCCATTTCTTCTTCAGTATAATCACGTTCTGTTAATGATAAATTATTTAAATCTTTAAAATATTTATAAGCAGAATCACCTAAATTTTTCTTAACAAAATCAAGATCTATATCTAAAGATCCTTTACTATTAACTACACTTCTAGGTCTAGTTTGTCCCATATTTTCATAAGCCGCATTTGAATACCCCATCTGATCAATTGCTTCTTCTGGACTTGCTAATTTAAAAAACGATTTTAATTTACCTTCTTCGGCAGCAGAACCTTTTTGTCCAGCATTAACATTATAACTATATTCTTTTACAGTTCTCTCAGCTATAGGAACATTAACTTGTTTATCACCTCTTTTTACGGAAATATGAGGGTTACCATTAATATAATTAATTTTAGGTGTGGCATTAGTATTCATCATAATTAATTCACCATTATCTTCTCTAACCCACACATTTTTACTACCTATTTCTGTACCCTCAATAACATTTATTGATTTATTTACAGGTCTGTAAGACCCACTAGATAGATCGTATATCTTACCAGAGACAGTCTCATTTTTCATAGTCCTATTTTGAATACCATTAGAAGATGTTCCTGAACCAAATACATGTTTTATTTTTACATCATCTTCTTCTCCAACAGTTACTGTTCCCACAGATCCTATTCTATTTGCAAAACCATTAAAAGAAGGTGTTAATACAGAACCCGCTCCTTTATTACTTTTTATTTTTGCTATTTCTAAAGCATTTGCTCTAGCCGCGGCTAGTTCAGCTTGTCTATCTGTTCTACTTTGCTCAAATTGATAAGCACTTTGTTTCATATTTTTTTCTTGTAATCCTAGAGATAATAAACCTGTATTAACCTTACTTTCTATACCATATTGATTAACAAGTCCTTGTACACTAGAGTTAACAGCATTAGCTGCTTCTTCTTGAGTCATACCTTGTTGCATAAATGCTTTAGTAAGTTTTTGTTGACCTTGTATATCACTAGCAATAGTTTGTCTCCATCTATTTAAATTATTCTTATTAGTTATAGTAGAACCAATTTCTTCTGTAGAAGCATGGGCTATTGCACCAGATCTAGTCCAATCATCAAGAGTATTAACTGCTTGAACATTACCAACATTGGCACTAAGATTACCTCTTTCATCTACACCACTAAATTCAGGTTTGATAAATAATTTACCTTCTGCTTGAAGTTTACCAGATATTTGTTCATTAAATTTAATCTTATCATTCGCTTCTTTAATTATTTTAAGTCTAGGATCACTAGCAAATTGCATATTTATTTTCTTAGACTCTCTGATAAATTCAGGATCAGATGTATTACCTTGATATTTATCTAAAAGACTAGTTGTTTTAGATCTAAAATCATTAACATAATTACTAATAAATTCTTTTTGAGCAGGAGCATAGGCTTCAATAGAACCTAAACCTGTTTCAACCTGATCAACTTGTTGTTGTGCTAGATCACCTCTTTGTTGAATAGCAGCTCCAGCCATCATCATTTCTTGAAATGGTAAAGGAACATATTTCTCTAAACTTTGATCTATAGCTTTGGAATAACGATTTATTGCCATAATTAGTTTCCTTTTAATAATTTATCAATAGCGTCTTTACCAAAAGTATCTTGATAGTATTTTAAATTACTATATATTTGTGGTAATAGATTAGCTTTAAATTTATCCATATTTTGTAATTGATTATTATATTGATCGTTCTGATAAACTTGTTGCATTTGAGACAACCCAGTTCCTAATAGACCAGATTTAGCTGCTCTGTTCTGAGAGTTAATTTGATCTGCTTGAAAATTAAGTGACTGCATTCTTTCTTGTTCTCGCATAGACTGTTGTCCTAGACTATTATATATACCAGCACGTTGACCTCTTGCTTGATTATTTATCTGTTGCTCTTGTAATCTAAGACTTCCTAAGTTACGTTGAGTATTAGATCCTATATTTTGTCTATTAGCTCTATATACAGCGGAGTTATTAGATTGATTTCTAATATCATTAACTGCTAGTCTCTGTTGTCCTAATACGCTATTATATGCTGGTTGCATATTAACATCTTGAGGCATATTATCTAATACTTGATTTTGATAAGGATTCGTAATAGCTTGTCCTCTAGCTTGAGTTTCAACATTACCAAATATTCCTCTACCTACATTTACTAAAGCAGATCCATATTTAGAAGCAAAATCTAAACCTTTAGATAATTGTGATCCTCCTGCTTGATTTGATTGACCATTAGGAAAAGATTGAGGAACCGATTTATAATTTGTTGCCAAACCTGGATTACCACCTATAAAACCTCCTGTACTACCTGCTACTTGAGCCATAGTAGGAATTCCTTTAAAGTTTAACATAGGATTACTAGGAGGAGCTGCATTAGGATCACCCCAAGTAAAAGGAGCCGGTTGTACTCCATAAGGACCTGATGTACCTAAGTATTTATTAGGCATATAAGGATTAGTATTATTAGGTACTCCTCCACCTAAAGCAAACTCTAGTTTACCATTCTTAACTTCTGATTTATAATTACGTATATTTTGTAATATAGTCTGTTGAGCTAATTTATCATTATTGTCAATAGCAGTTTTATACTTACTAGCCTTAGCTTTAGTAATGATAAATGTATTAGGTTCTGCTGTTACAAAGTTATTCTTACTGTCTTTACCTTTGGAATGGGGGGAGTATAATCCAGCTGTTTCAGGATTTATTCCATTATATTCTCTTAGTACTTTACCACTATTAGGATCTATTTGTAACTCACCTTTTTCTATATTAATAATATTTTGATCTATATCTCCACCATTAGCAAATTTATTACTTGATAACATCTTCTTAACCATATCTGATTGATTAGCTCCAAGCATAGGAGATTGTCCATTAGGGTTAATATAATTAAGTCCTAGATTAGGATACAAGTTCATAAGACTATCTACTTGATTTTTAGGTACATTTCCTTTAGGATATAATCCTACTTGAGGATTATAAGTAGAATTGTTTAAAGGATTACCCCACATACCTACTGTACCGTCTGCTTTTTGTACCATACCATCCCAATTAGGTAATGAAGGATTAGATTGCTTTTTAATATTTTTAGCTACCTTTCCACCATCTTGATATATTTGAGTACCATAAGGATTAACAGAAGAAGTATTCATATTAGTATAATTACTATCATATGCCTGACCTAATGTATCTTGATATTGATCTTCTAATAATCTCTTCTGTTTTGAAGCACCTAGTAAGGCCCCTGCTCCACCAATTAAAGCACCTCCTGCCATACCCCAAGGACCTAGAGCAGCACCTGCTGAAGCACCAGATAATATACCTTGACCTGTAGATAAGCCTACATTCGCTTTATTAGGATTCTTTAACATATCTAAACCACCAGACAATAGTTGTCCACCAATACCAATACCTTGTTGATTTTGCTTAACAAATGATCCTAAGTCATATTTATTTTTTTTAGATTTTTTATTTACTTTCATTAGCGTTGTGACTGTCTAAATATAGAACTTACAAATTTAACGATTATCTTTTGATTTTGCAAGTTATTCTCAATAAATCTTACTGCTAGAAATTTATCTCTAAATCTAGCTTGTTGATACCAAGGTTTAGCAACATCTATTTTATCTGTATTAACTACTTTATCAATAGGATATTGAGTTTTAGTATCATCCCAATCTGTTGAAAATAATTTCTCACTACTACTATTAGTTAAATCAGAGAATTTATTAATCATCCAATTACGTTCTTTCTTAGTAAGATTAGTAGTATCTAATATTATTTCACCACTACATTGATATTCTGTACTTAGTATAAGTTTATCAAAGAATTTGTTAGTAGAAATCTTATTATCTTCTGATATAAGATTAACTGTTATATTATCAAATACTTTACTAGATAAAGGAGAATCATTAAATACACTTTCAACAATAAATGGTTTAATACTTACATCAAAGAAAGATCCATAAGTACCTGAAGTACTTATTTTTAATTGAGTATCATTTCTTTTAGCTAAGAATTTAGTTGGATGTATTAAATAATTATTAGGTATATAACTATGGGAAGATACCCATTGTTGTAATATAGGATAATACGAAAAAGTCCAAGACTTATTTTCTATTATTGTAGTATCTTGTAAATTAACAGGAGTTTCTATTACAGTTTGAACCACTTCGGTTATCTTAACATAAGTAATTGTTACATTACCATTAGCCCAAAAACGTACTTTTTTTAATCCTACTAAACTAAGAGTTTCAACAAATGTACCCGTAGTTGATCTAATAGTACCTGCTGTATCTCCTAAATATACTCTAACAGTACAAGAAGGTATTGCAGATACTGTATAAGTAACTTCATAAGTATTACCTACCTTAAGAGCATCAATAGCTCTATCCATATAAGATGGTCTTACATTATTATGTACTATTGTTGAACCAGAAATTATCCAATTACCATCAGAACTACTATTAATTAATGCGTTAACATCAATAGTAGAGGGTTCATTATTATTTACTGTTATGGTAGCCATTGTTTAATATTATAAAGCAGGTGTATTAACGTAAGTAATTGTATAACTTGTTTTAGGTATGTTATTAAATATTCCAGTTGCTCCTGCTAAAATAGTAATAGTAGTATTGTATGCTCCTCCGTGAGGAATATTTGATAATGCAAAATCTAAATTAACTAATGAATTATTAACTATTGTTAATTTACCAGTATTAGCATCTGTTAACCAGTTAAATGATATATTATTATGAGGTTGAATATATTGTGCTGTATGTAATTTAAACAATAAATCAGTATTATCTACAAAATCAAATGATATAATTTCTGAATTAGTCGATAAAGGAGCTGTAGATTGATTATCCATATTAAATACTCTATTTGTATATGCTGTGGATGTACTAGATGAAACTCCGTTAACTTGATATACAACTCCTTCTAAAGCAGTAAATGTATAATTTGTTAAACCAAGAATAGTAGGATCGGTTATATCACCACTATTAAATATTGTTGTACCATCAGCAGTTATTACTAAAGATGCTTTACTATTATCAGGCCAAGGAGTACTTGCAATTGCATGGACAAGTCCGATATAAACACTATTACCAGCTACGATTCCTCCAAAAGTTCCTGTAGAAGTAGGATAGATATTTCCAATATTGGTTCCGTTTACTGTAGGTACAAATAATATATCTACATATGGATTAGCTCCTTTAGATAATGAATAATTTACCGTTACAGCAGGAGCTACTTTAGTAGTGATTGTATATGTATCTGAATAATCTCCTGTGGTTAATGTAACATTTACAGCAGTTATGTATAAAGAAGAAGATGTTGCTCTTACAGCAAAAGTATCTGCATTTGTAGCAGTTCCTGCTGATGATGTATAAGCTCCACCATTCTTACTATATTCTCCTCCACCAATTATTGATACAGCAATAATGTTACCACTTCCCAATCCTGAAATAGTTATTGTATTAGAAGTATTTACAGTACTAATATTACTTCCTGTTACATCTGTAAATGTATATGGATTAGGACTAACATCAGGATCTATACAATCTATAGAATTTAATTCTGGTGCATAATATTGTTTTTGAAACTCATAATCTGTACCCGCTTGAAAAATTAAAGCAGGATTTACATTACTATAAGTATTAATAATACTATTAGTTCTACTTGATCTAATTTTTCCTGTTGTATATGTTTTAGTTCCTCTAGCCATTAATATGTTGTTATTGAAACTGTATTTAAAGCTCTGTTATATTTAAATGATAATATTACATCACCTATTCCTAATCCTATTGTACCATCACCACCTGTTACTATATGAGTACTATAATTAATTGGTGTTGGACCACCCCCCGGTGTAATAGTAGGTATATAACTTCCATCAGAACCAGTCATAATCATTGTTTGAAAAGGATATTTAAGTGAATATACACCATATCTCAATCCTACTGAATTACTTCTACCTCTTATTTTAAAAGTAAATTCTGGTATAATAGTAGCATTTGGATACATTGATATTAATTTTCCTATATTAAATTGGAATCTTTTTCTTAAAGAACTTGTTAATACTTTATCCGAAGCTAATATTAAACTATCTGAAGCAGAGCTTCCTATAGGATAAAAATTATTATTTATATCTGCTATATTATTAGATTCAGCAACCCCTATAGTATCTATATATGCACCAACATCAAATTCATTATCATAATACATGTCAACTACTAAAGTAGATATAATACTATTTACTAAACAAGTACCATTAGCATTAGCATATGTTTGTCCATTAGCATCTACAGCAGATTGTGCTAAATTATCAGCAGCAGCTTGAGAACTACTAGAACTATATGTATTAGCAGGAACTATATAAGTTACATAACTACCAGTTGAACCAGTACTACATACTTTTTGAAAAGAACCTGATTTTTTTACATTATAATATTCAACAGAAGTACTACAAGTATAATCACCCGGTTCATTAGTTAAAGTATCAGGATCATATAATACAGTTATTATTAATGTAAATAAATCAAATATAGCAGAATTATTATTATCTTCTACTTTAAAAGTTATTGTATAAGTATTTAACGTAGCAGGATTTAATGACGCATTATCAATTAAAGCAACTGTTAAATTATTTTCTTCATCTAAATCATAATCAAATATATCTGGTGTAGATTCACTATTTAATGTATATAATAAAGAAGGAAATTGTTCTCCTACATAAGTAGCAGGAGGAAGTATTTTAATTATTGTTCCAGATAAAGTAGTATCTAATATAGTTACGGTACTATTTATTCCTGTTAATACAGAAGATACTGGTGTAATATCTATTGTTACAGTACTTTCTGTATATTTACTATCAGCACCTGTTACACCTACTTGTAATAAGTATTGATCTTTTATATTAAAATTTAATGTTGAAGGATCAATAACGGTTATTACTCCTGTAGTAGAATTTATACTAAATACATTTGATACATCATCACTTTCTACTATTTCATAAGTTAAAGTATCTGTATACGTACCTGTTATTGTAGTTACTGTTGTAGCAACAGGAGAATTTTCTGGTATAGAAGGATTATAATCTGGTACAGTAGGACTATTTTGTACTGTTACAGTAATAGGTTCTATTAAACAACTTGATGTAATAGAAAAAGTATCTGTTCCTACAAACGCAGCAACTGGTGTATATATTAATTTTGTACTATCTAATGGATCTTTAGCTGCTGTACCTGTAACAGGATTAGTAAATGTATAAGATATAGGATTAACTGTAGATGGGGTAAAATTACTTAAATTGCTTGATTCATATATAGTAACCACATCTGAATTAATTTGTTGATAAGTATAAAATAATCCATCATCTTTTAAATATATATCACCTATTGTATAAGTAGTAGCTGGATTATATCGACCTTTATATTTTAAGAAAGTAGTTGTTGTAAACTTATAATCAAGTTTAGTAACTAGTATTCTATTAGTAATAGGTTCAAATCCTACAGTATATCCATAATTAGATAAAGGATTATCAAACTCCTTTTCTAATGTAGTAATTTGTTTAGTAATTTCAAGTTGATAATTCTCTTTAATATAATCTGTAACACCAACTAAAGATAAATCTTTCTGTTGTTCATCAAATAATATAAATCTACCTTTATATCTATCACAATAAAAATATCCATAAGGTGTTTCTACAAGTCCCATTTTAGATGATGAACCAGCATATCCTCCTTCAATAGACATAAATTCTACAGGATCTAATGAAAAGAATTCACCAGTACCCACCGTTATATTATCTTCTGATGTAGTTTTAATAGTCTGATTAGAAGCAAATATCTTCCATATACTATCTCTAGTAATAGCTATTAACTCTTGATTTTTAGTAAATAGATGGGTAATAGATCCTTTATTTTTAGGTAAGTCCCTATAATTATTAGCTAAATAAACTCTATAACTATCACTTCTTTCTTCATCTAAAAGTTTTTCTGAATATAAAATTCTAGTAGGATAAGATAATATAGTTTCTAAATCTAAATCTATTATATCTAATCCATAATTTCTTTTAGAAGAATCTTTATTAAAATCACTATTATATTTATAATAATTATCTTTTAATACTATATTATCATAATCATCTAACCATTCTTTAATAGGAGTAGTTAATATTGCTTTAGGATAATAATTTTTACCTTCAGTACCTTCAGCATAACGAAGTCTATGATTAACATTAGATTCAGTAAAAAATGTTGATACACCTACGTGAATTTCTGGTAACGCTAAATAAGTATGGTTCTTTTTTGAAAACCATCTGGTTCTTTTAACAGAAAATGGATCTACGTAAGCATCACCTATTAATCCTTTTAATTCTGTAGTTAAAGTATTATCTACATTAAAAATAGGAGTAACAGCAACTAAATCTGTTGGTAAATATTCAGTACCTTCTATAGTACCGTATTGAGTATTATTAGTTCTTTTAAGAGCACCATATCTATATACAGCAACTGGATTATCTATTGTATGAAAATGATAAGTACCTTTTTTAGATCCTGATAATAGTGAATAAGTTACATTAGTAAAATTCTTACCAGCATCATTATCTTTAAAATTAAAAGAAGTATCTTCAGTTTGTGTAGCACCTAATGCATTATAAGTAGGATCTAATTCTACTAATACATTTGCAGATCCATAAGGAGAATAATATGGATTATCCATACCACCTAACTGATCTGTAGATAGTCTACCATTAAAAGGTACGTATACTGCTTGTTTTACTTTTCTTCTACCTTTACTAGATAAAACTTTATTTTCTCCATTAAAAATAGCAATAGATTTATAAGTAGTTTTAAATTCTTCTGCTAAATTATATATAAGATCAGGTCGTTCTTCTCCATCAGCATTTATTAATCTACCTTTGTTATCATCGTTAAAGAATAAATCTCTTTTATATCCTCCATTAGAAGAAGAATCTTTATGACCATTTCCTTTAGAATCTTTACGTGTATATAAAGGATCTACATTTATCTTAGTAGCTACCGTATTATAATAATGTACTATACCTTTAATTTCTCGTTCTATTGTAATTCTATCAATATTAATAATAGGATTTTTTAAAGTAGTATCAGGAGAATAAAAGCTATGATATTTATTAGTAATAGTATCCCACGTATTACTTCCCCTTGAGTTATCTCTTCGAGCATCATTAAATATATCATCCTGATCGTTATAAGGTGCAATAGGCATAACCCAATAATTACTACTAGAGTCGTTATTATCGTTAATAGATATTTTAGTTAATGAAGTATTAGTAAATATCCCTTTTGCAATAATAGATTTATTACTTTCACTAGTCCTAGGTGCAATATATATACGAATATAAGATACATTATTTTTTAATGCGTCTGGTATTTTAATATTACTAAAACTAATTCCTATATTTCTTTTATAGAAGTCATAATTACTGTTATTCTCTGTAAGCCTATATAAAGGCTCCAGAGCTGTCGAAGGTGCTTTATGGTGTCTTATATTAGTGACACCTATTCCGTTCGTTGTAGAGCCTGTAATAGGGAAATTAAAGTCATCTGGATATGTTTCTTCAGATTCCCAATATCCCATCTTCTTTACAGAACCATCTGTAGACAAAGCTGCTGTATTTTCTACTTTCCATCTTGGTATAGTTTCACCATTTTCTGTAATAGGATTACTATCCCACGTAGCTAATGAAGGATTAGTATTATTACTATATTGTTCTGTATATACACTTGTTGGTATTGTATTTAATGATCTACCTGGAATATGATATACAGGAGTTTCTACACCTTCGGCTATTAAACCAAAAGCAATTCCTACGTTATATACTTCGTCTCGCATAAGAGACTTTTTATCGCTATATTTACTATTAGCATATTTCCACCAATCAGATCTTGTATTATAATCCTTAGTGTTAGGAACACTCATAACAAGTTCTTCATCTATATAATAGTTAACTTCTATATTATTAGCAAAACTTTGATAATCTACATCTAATTTAACAGATTTAGTATTTGCTCTAAGTAATCTATTAGTTGATTGTGTAATTGCATTAGACGCATAATATCTAACTTGATCTACTACAAATTGAGAAGTATCTCCTATTTCTATTTCTTCTGCAAAACCTGTATAAGATATAGTTTTAGTACTTTTAAGATAACCAATATTATCAACATAATATCCTGTAGATACACCATTAATAGTTTTAATGATACCTAATCTAATTTTTTTAAAATTACTATCTAAGTTAACGATATTTAAATCAATTGATTTAGTAGTTACTACATTACTATCTGTACCATCTACTGTAATATATTGTAATACAGATAAATTTTGTGTACTCTCATCAATTATGTAAGAAGGTGTAGCAGATAGTAGAAACCAAGGAGTTGTTGCGTTATCTTCAGATATATAAGAACCAAAGAATTCATAAGCACCTGTTCTTAAATTACCATCATTATCTTTAATAGTTTTAGAAGATAATATAGCAGGTACATATTTAATATCAATAGACAAATTATCTAAATCACTAATAACAATACCATTATCTATATTAAGAAATCTATCTTCATTAAGTCCATCTACCCAATAGATAATTATTTCATTTTTATAATTAATTCTAAAAGTTCCTCTTATTGGAAAAGAGTCTTGAAAGTTTAAAGCTATGTTATCTAGTATAGTAGAAATTACACCTTCTCTAATAAGTACTATCTTATTAAATTTTGTAACAGCTCCTTCAATATTTTTTACAAATAATACTCTATCTTCTTTTCCTAAGTAAACAGAACCTACTAATATATAATCATAACCTAAATCCTTATGTACAGTAAAACCCTTCTCATTAGTTAAAATGGAAGGGGCATTAACACTATCTTCTTTAATAGCATTAAGAGCATAAGAATAAGTATCTTTAGTGTGATTTACATTATCAGCCGATAAACTTAATCCTTTAGAAAAGTTATTAACAGATTTCTCTTGAGCCATTATTATAAACTATTATAAAAACTGTTAAATAAATCTACTCTTGGTTTTAGAGAGATAAAAGATCTTTTTAAGTTCTCAAGCTGCATAGCATTAGGCATAATAGCTTCTGCTCCAGCTTGATTACAATACCATTGCCATTTATTATAAGCATCCTCATAAAATTGATTTGATATTTCTCCATGAAGTACTTTAGGGTATAAATATTTATATGTTATATACCAGTATAAAGCTTCTCTAAAAGAAGGTTCGTCTGGTACTAATGGGTATCCCTCATCATCCATAGGTTGTGCAATATATATCATATTTACTTTACCTTCTTTAAAAGAAGTCTTTAACCAACCATTTTCTATTTTAACAGAATATCCATTTTTATTATATGATAAATTATCAGGATGTACAAACACAGCGTTTTGTATTTTAGCTTGATTATATGAATAAGGAGTATAATAAACTCCTTGATTACCTAAAGTAGTTTGAGGACCAAATGGATTATTAGTTTCTAATAAATTATGACCATTATATTCTACATACTCCACATCAATAAAATCACAAGGAAGTTCTGTTTTATAAGAATTAATAGGAATACAAATAGTTTCGTGAGTATATTGAGGATAAACGTGGATAAAATCTAGTGCTTCAGCAGACCATTCAATCATAGACATGAAATCTTCTTCATCTTTTAAAGATAAATCTCTATAAACTTTAGCTATGATATTTTTTACTGATACTGTATTACCGGATATACTCATTATTCAAAGTATTTATTTATATGGGTAGAGTCTGCTTTTGTTAATCTAGAAATAGATCTCTTATTATCTCTTGTAGGTATAAAGGAATATATGGATCTATTTTTAACTATTGTTGCTATCCTTTTATTCCAATAAAACCTACCGTAATATCCATCAGAATGTTCATTCAAATGTTTATTCTTTAAACCTGTTTTATTATATAATCCAAAATCAGGTTTTAAATTTTGTATATCTATTTTACGCTTTTTTATTCTTATCGTACCTAATCTATAAGGCATTGTAAAAAAATAACCTTCTAATATTTCTTTAGAAAGTTCTTTATTAAATTCTTCACATACGGTACGGAAAGTTCTATAGTCGATATAATATTTTGAATTTCTATCAATGTCTTTTATATAAAATTGGTAAATATGTTTTAATGTTAATACATTCTGTATTTTATTCTTAGTACCTATTGCTCCCATAATTATTCCGGACTTGTTGCATTATTAGTCTCGTCTGTTGGTAATTGTAAATATAAATTATATTCTTTATTTTTAATTAAGTCCATAATTGTATCTACCATACGTCCAGATAAAGGATAGTTATCTATATCAGGATCATAACAAGGTGTTCCATTAGGATTTTTAAAATTATGGACATCTCTTGGATTTAAAAATACTCCTTCTATATTGATGTATCTAAGACTTGGATTACTACAATTAGTAATATATATGTAACCATTACTATAATAAGCTAATGATTCTTTAGAACTATATTTAGTATATTTATTCCATCTAGCGGTAGCTTTAGTCTTATAAGGAATAGAAGATTGTTTATCTAATCCTCCAATATAAGTAAACAAATCTTGTTGATCTAATTCAATAGGTTGAGGTACTATAACAGTAGTTCTTAGAATATCTCTACCTACTAATATAGTACCTGTTGCAGCCTTGTCTATTCTTTGTATAGATACCTGACCTAAATCTTGTTTAATGTTAGAACTAATAGATCTACCTTTTTGTAATTGTTGTACAATAAGTTTTTCTCTTAAATAGTTAATCATGAATTCAATTTGTCTATTTGATATTTTAGTATCATCAGACCAAACTGCTTTCATTTGTTCTCTTACATTATATACAAGTTGATTTATAGTCATTCTTATTTTTTACCTGATGCTACTTCTTTAACTGCGGAACTATCAACAGCTTCTTTTAATATTTGTAATGCTTGTCTTACACTATCTGATTCTTGTAGAGTAAATTTACATTGTGATACAATACCTACAATTAGATTAAATGCTTCTTCTGATTTCATAAAATTTATTTTTATTTGTTTAATTAATAATTACAAAGTTACTATTTATTTTTTAATTTATCAAATTTTTATAGCTTTTTATTTTAATAAAGATATAATATCCTACACCTAATACACCTATAGCTCCTAAAACATACCAAAGTATATTAACTGGTTCTTTAGTTTTAATAGTACTCTTATTAACTATATCTTTATTATATGATGAATCTAATTTAGACTTATCAATAGTTTTAATATTCTTTTTAATAGTTGTAATCCTATCTAAAATAACTTTAACTTCTTGAGGTTTTAAAAGAACAATTGTTTTCAAACTTTTACCTAATGTATCATAAGTTTGTCTTACTGTTACTAAATTATCTTCTAGTAATAATAAGTCTTTTATATCTATCAAATTTGTTATATTAGGAACATTTGATTCTATAGTTTTAGGTTTTGTATATACTGTAGTATCTATTTTATCCTTTATAATAATAACAGAACTATCTTCTATTTTAATATTATTTTCTTTATTAACAATAGTTTCTATTGATTCTTTATTTTTATCAGATTTTTTGAATACTTTATTAAATACTCCACATCCAGATAAACTGAAAATCATTATTAAATTAATTAATAATATACTATTTATTTTGTTTTTCAAATTTTTCATAATCTTCCATTTTTATTAATAAACTATCTAACTCTTCTAATTGATTATTTATTTCAGTAATATTCTTACTGTAACTAATCGAATTTAATGTAACAGTTAGACTGTCATTAATATATTCCTCTTTGTTGAGAGTATTATCTTGATTAGCTTTATTTGTTGCTCCTGAAAGTCCTAGTACAATAATTAGAACTGTACATAATTGTTTTAACATTATTTATTATTATTAATATTTTCTAAAGTTTTATTTACATTATTTATAGTCGTATCTAATTTTGGTATAGTAGAGTTAATTGATTTTTTATTTTGTTCTGTCATAATTTTAATACCTTTTATTTCACCAACCAATCTTTCGTTAGATTCTTTTATTTCGTTAATTCTATCTTGTGTTATAGTTCTAACATCTACAAATAAATATCCTGTGGTAAATGTAGTTAATATACACCACATTACTAAAGTTTTCTTACCTATTAAATCGGCTAATTTAGTTAATGCATTTACTTTTTCTTCTGGATTATCTATATTAATCATTATATATTTTCTAAATTTTCTAATAGTTCTATTAGTTCTGGTTGTGGATGATTATCCCATTTCCCACTTTCTCTATAACTTATGTGGGTATATATTCCATTTTTACCACTTAATGCATTCGCAGATACTGACCACATATCACATTGATATTCTTTTGATATATTATAAGTATTACACAAATATAATAATAATTTTTCTAATGAATGTAATTGTTCATGATAATATTTTTCATAATATTTTTGACCTAGAAATCCATTAGGATATATTACTACATTTTCTGATTTAACTTCTTCTCCTGTATAAGAATAATATTTATTATTTTTAATAGTTAAATATCCCCAGCTATCTAGTTCTATAGCAATAGATGTTTTGTGAAGAGTGTCTACATTATTATTTACTTTAAATTTAGTAAATGTAGAACTAGGAGTACCTAGATGACAAGCATAGTATTTACTACTAAAAGCTTGCCAAATAACTCCATCACGATCAATCCAAAAAGCTACATGTACTTTACCTACTTGATCATTAAGATATTTAATATCACTCATACTATTTCCACCAGAAGCAGTATGGTGTAATACAATCTGATTTTTAGGATATTCTATTTTATAATACTCTTTATCTTGAGCACCATACCATTTTATTTTTGATATATCTAAATTTTGCATTATTTATATTTTAAATAATATTCGATTTTTATTAAACATAACTGCTCCAGACATTCATGTAATATACAACCCCATCTATTGAAACCCTTTGTACACTATTAGTTCCTGAGCCAACTCCAGCTACCACATCTCCGAATTTCATTGGCTTAGCATAGCCTCCACTCGGAGCACTTGTTATTAAAGCATTTCCAACTGTAACATCTCCATTCCCTAGTACATTTAATGCGACAGTACCCCCATCGTAGTTGCTTACTTGCAAAGCATATAGACTGGCATTACCTCCACGTATTCCAACTCCGTAACCCGTAGAACTGACATTCTGGAAGGCGGCTGCAAGGTTTCCGGCTGAATTATATCCGTAATTCGTAATACTGCCGCTTGATGAAACATTACCACTGAAAGAAGCAGATGTTCCGTTTATACTTGAATTTGTAAACAAGTTATTTGTAGAGGCGGTGTACCTAAGTATAGCTCGGCTATTTGTTTGGTCATACCAATCAGATGTGTTATTATACGCAGACCACTTAACATTTAAGGCTCCTGTTCCTGTGTAGCTTGCTTGAAAACCGGCTTCTACAACATTTGTATTGGTATAGGCAAGGCTATTTGTTAAATTAATAGATGTTCCTGTTAGGGTATTCAGAAGATTAATACCACCTGCGGCGGCCACATCTATTTTATTAGAGCTCGCATGGGTACTGCCATATATTTGAAGGTACGCACCGCCTGTATTATTGCCGTAATAAGCTGCCGCGTTATTGTTTGAAGATTTAAATTCAGCAGAAGTGGGATGGCTATTAACTATAATTCCACTAAACGTAGCAGATGTTCCTGTTAAGGCTCCGCTAAGCGTTCCACCTGTTAATAGTAAATAACTTGAAAGAGAAGCTGATGTAATGTATCCAGACGGATTAGAATTTGGGTAATAGGCTGTTGAAGTATAAGCATTGGAGCCTAAGCCTAAAAAGGTACCGACTTGTGTCCAACTTGCTGGCTGATATTTGGTGCCATTAAAAAGCGGAACATAAAGACCCGTTCCGGTAAACGAATTGCCGTCATAGCTGTCCCATTGCGCCGTCCCTGTAGTATTCTGATTCCAGGTAGGAACCGTTCCGGTTAATCCTGAATAGGCCACATTTGTTGCTGTTCCGGCATTACCTGTGGTACTTTGATTTAACGTAGGGAAGTTACCGGCTACGGCAGTAGCTACAGAAGTTCCATTTCCGTATAGTATTCCAGTGACAGTAGTACTTAAAGTCAGTGCAGGATTTGTACCTCCTGAACTTGTACCTGCAAAGCCATTAGCAGAAGCAACTCCTACCGATACTACTGTTCCACCACCACCTCCTGATGGGATAGCTTGAGTAGATACAGCTCCTGCACTGTCAGCTACCACCATTCTTGTACCTGTACCTGCTAAACTTGATGATTTAAATGATCCGTTGTAGGTATTAATAGAAAAGTGTGAGAAAAATGTATTGCTAGGATTGTCTCCTGAATTATAACCTATATGTAAAAATCGTAGAGTACTAGAGTCAGCTGATCCTGTTATAGCAAAATCATTAGCATAACCAGTAGGACTTGCATGGATTCCAAAATAAGCTGTAGCGGTATATCCATCATTAGACCCAAGAAACATACTATTTTTACCCATAACAGATCCTATACTAGTGTTAGATGCTCTAACATTACTAAACGTAGCAGATGTTCCTGTTAGGGATCCTGTAAGTGTTGTCGCTCCTGCTGTGCTTATGGTAATTGCATTGATACCGTTATTCTGAATATGCAAAGGAACAGCACTGCCACCACCTATCCATGATGTTGCTAAGTATGAAGCTGAAGGGCTTGCTGACAAAAATACAGTGTTTTGATTATTAGCATCTATTGAAGATAAATTCCCTTTTACTTGAAGTGGATAAGAAGCGTTATCTGTTGCTCCGTTGATAGTTACTCTACCACTAAACGTAGCAGATGTTCCTGATAAAGCACCGCCAAACGTTACTGTGCCTGTTTTGAAGTCGTGGTTACCTGCGCCTGATATTAAATATCTTACAGCATCATTAGTCGCCAAAATTAAAGGAGTATTTGAGGCTGACCCTATTATAGTACTGTAAGCGGGGGCTCCTGTAATTATGCTACTTCCCGTAGAATTTTCTGCGCCGAAATAAGAGATGCTGCCAGTATTAGCGATCCTGATATATTTTCTTGCAGTACTTGGGTTATTGGTATTTAATGGGACTTCATCACTAAAAGTAGCAGATGTTCCTGTTAGGGGAGCAGCTAAAGTAATAGGATCTCCATCTGTACCTATTGTCATTCTAGTTACTCCATTTGGTCTGAATAACAATGGCGTTGCTCCTGATGTAATTATGGATGATGTAGTTACTGATCCACTAAACGCTCCTGTTGTTCCGGTTAATGCTCCCGATAACCCTAATGTCCCACCTGTTGCATTTCCGATATTAGGAGTAACCAATGTAGGTGAAGTATTCATTACAAAGGTACTTCCTGTTCCTGTTTGAGATGCCACACTGGTAACATTGCCTGCACTTGTTATAGGGCCGGTTAGATTAGCGTTAGTTGCATTATTTCCGTTCAGCTTTTGAATAGCTTGTAAGATATTATCTGTTGCAGAAATCGTACCTGCTCCTGATACATATCCGGTCAATACTTTCCCGATAACCGTTGCGTTTGGAACAGTTGCTGCATTTCCTACTGAAGTAACCTCGCCGGTTAAGTTTGCGTTGGTGGTAACTGTTGCAGCGTTGCCTGTAATACTTATGCCCCAAGTTCCAGTTGCTCCTGTTCCTACATAAGTTGGATATAATCCAGCATGGTTTCCCCAACCAAAAGCTGTATTCCAGTTTGCTTGAATAGCTGTTGTAGGAATGCTGTAACCTGCTGTCAATGTTAATGCTAATGTACCAGATGTTGTTATCGGAGAACCTGAAATAGTAAGACCAGTCGGTACAGACATAGCTACAGAAGTAACAGTGCCTACTGTAGAACTTGTACCTGCTCCTATAGCTGTTCTAAAAGCTGCTGCATCAAGAGTAGATACACTATTGTCAGCATTTAATCTAATAAAAGTTATAGCTGATGGATTGGTAAGTGTAAATAGGTTCTGTCCTACTGTACTCCCTCCTAATGAAGTTCTACCAGTTGCAGCAATCAAGCTAGTACTTCCACCGTCCCATTGTCTTGTTTGACTAAATGCTGTATTCCAATTAGTAGAGTTATCTGTTATATATGATATGGTACCTGTTGTAGATTTAACTAAACCCGTTCCTGATAAAGTTGGTTGAGCGTCCGTAATACCATACCCTAATAAAGTTGTCGGAGTATTAGTTATTTTACTCCAAGTAAGTTGATTTATCCAAGAAGGATTATTGTAAGTTCCATCTAACGTAGGATAGAAAGCTGAATAATCTGCCTGTATAGCTAATATATTTCCTAATCTTCCAAATACTGTAAAGACTGCATCTGAATTATCTACTTTAGAATAACTATTACTTCCATTATGAATTACCCAATCACCTACTGAATAATCAATAGACGATCTAGTAAAGGCTGTTGTAGTTATAAAGTAAACTCCAAGATAACCAGTTGTAGGGAGATTTAATCCTTGTAGTTCTGGAAAACTACTCGATGCTATAATAATAGTTCCATTATATGTTCCTCCATACTTTAAATTTCCAAGTACACTATCAGGAAGATATATTGTATTTATTTTAGCACCAGAATCTAATGGAGTTATTCCTAAAGCGGCACCTTTTTGAAGTGTTATTCTGGCATCACTACGTACGTCTGTATAATAAAGTCTGCTTCCTTCTGCTATTTGAGAAGTATTGTAATCTGAACTTCCAGGTACAACAACTCCTGTACGACTGTTAAACGATAATACACCCGAACCTATGGATGCATATAAAGCATCAGTTGATGTTTTAATTATAGAAAAAGCCGATAATGTTTTAGAATAAGCTGGTACAGTTGGGTCTGTTTCTGTAAAAGAACTAATATATCCTGATGGATTAGTTACGTTGTAAGGAGTGAAACCTAGAAGAGGTTCTTTAGTATTTATTTGAGTTTGAATACTAGAAGTAACTCCTGATACATAACTTAGCTCTGTAATATTAACATTGCTTGTATCAATATTTTTAAAACTATCAATAATTAATACTTTATTAGTTGTAAATTGAGGTAAATTTATTTCACCATTTACTTCTATTCCGTCTGTAAATCTAATACTACTCATTTATTATCCTAGTATTACTATATGAACATTTGTTATTGTTATTAAAGAAGATAATATAATATTATTATTATCTACTATTGTATAATTAGTCATTATAGGACCATTATTATCATAAAATTGTACAGAAATAAACTCAGTTGATAACTGATGATTAATTACTAATCCGTTTGATATAGTAATAATTGCTTTATATATTTTAGTAGAAAAAGCTAAGTAAGAAAAATAATCATTAAATACTTTTACACTAACTACTTTATCATAATTAATAGGAAGATTTCCTAATAGTTCTGTATATGTTGCTAATATTGTAGTTCCTATTAAAGGAGGATTAATAGTAGAGGCTGAATATACAATTAAATTAGTGTTAACATTAGGTACTGTTTCTAATTGAATTCCACTACATTCTTTAATTTTAACATACAAACTTTGAATTGTATCTGCTGTATAATCTAAATTATATTGAATTTTAAAAGCTTTAAGAAATAATCTTAATGCTTGTAAAGATTGTTTATAATCATCATAATTATTTATACCATATTCATTCTGTAAGATATATTCATAATCTTCAGTAATAATATAATATTCTGTTTGGTATATTATATTTAATAAATCTAATTGGGAAAATCTATTACTCATTAATAATTAATTAGAATTGTTAAATACATCATATATATCTTTACATTTATCTAAGAATTTTTGAGATTTTTCAGCATTACCAAACTTAGCCCACAATATAGCATCTTCCATATAATTATTAAATGATGTAGCTCTAGTTAAGTAATCTTCTTGATATTCATTATCTTTATCACAAGATTCTATTTGATCTACTATTTCTACAAATTGTGTTAAACTAAAATAATTTGATAAATAATCTAAAGTTTTAGTAGATGTGTCAGCTGTACCTTCATTATTAAATATCCAATTAAGAGTAATTATTAAATAATAATCTTTGTCAAAGAAATTTGCAATAATTAATTCGTCTTGAATATTATTTGATGTTCCTGTAAATGGAAAATTATAAGTTATACTAACACCATTAGTTTTAACAACAGTGATAGATCTAGATGAAAATACTGATTTAGGTAATATTGCTGTATATACAGAACTATCTGTAATTATTAAATCATTACCATCATCTGATGTAGAAGGTATAAATCCTTGTGTAAATGTTGCCATTAAGTTTTAATTAGTTTATAAAGAAAAAAAGGATAACCCTGTATAATACAAAGTTACCCTTTTTTATTGTTATTTCCAAATAATTGGAAAAATAATTATATTACTACCGCTTGATCTCCTGATCCAGCTAATCTAGCTAGTATAGCAAATAAACCTGCTGACGCACCAGTAGTTACAGCTAAGATAAGAGTCTCTGGGGCTCTTTTCTCACCTTCTACTACTACATTAGTATCATGACGATTGTCAAATTCTACTACTGCTACATCATAATTTACTCCAGCTACTGCTAAGAATTGACCTGATTCAACTGGAAATTTAGTCCTATTGCTTACACCAGTATATCCTATACCACGTTGCTCTAGTTTATGAATTTGAAAGTATTGTCCAGATCCAAAACCAACTGCTGTAGTATAAGCTACTGTTCCAGCTGCTGTAGGAAATCCTCCAGATACTATTTGACTAACAAAGATGTCAAATACTATTTGTGCAGGAGTTTCATCAATTATATTAGCTGCTGAAGCTATTGATTTAGCAGTTAGAATTACTGTTGCTGTTCCTGAACCAACTACTGAACTAGCAGAATCAGCTGCGATAGCTGCTCTAAACTTATCACCCAAAGTTGTAGGAGTTTCACCAGTACCTGCAACTACTGTATAGCTACGTTTAGATTGTCTTTGTTGCAAGATCTCTTTATCTGATTTATCTATAATAGATAGATTATACTCAACACCAGCAACCGGAGTTGGAGGAGTCCAAGTAATAACTTGTTCTGCTAAAGCAGCGTAAGCTTGTGTATTATAAGCTGTAATGTCACCTATTCTAATCTTATCAGAAAACACTTTAATACCGGATGGAGAATTTACAACAACTTGTACTTTTTCATCACGATCAAGTGCGGTAGCTGCCGTTACAGCACTACCATCTTCTTTAATTACTAGATATTCACCAGCTCCTGTGTCTGCTAAATCAGCCATTGCTGTACCATTCGTAGCGAGAACTTTAAAAACTCTATTTGTTACACTCATTATTTTTTATTTATTTAATTTTATTATTCTGATTTATTTAATTCGTTTAAATTTGTTTGATATCTTTGTGATTCTATATTCTCTAATACTATTGAAATAACTATGTCTAGTATTTCTGCATGTACTGCTGGGTCTAGTTCACATTGTACATCTGTAGTTGGACTTGTATAAATAGTTCCATATTTCATTTGAACAGGATCTTTTATATAAGTAAAAACTGTAGAGGTTATTGTAAATGAACCATCTGTTTCATAAACCAAACCTGTTGAATCTAAATAATATAAAGGTTCATCTGCTGTTGGTTTCCAAAAAGGACTTCTTAATAAAACATTAAGATCGTCTTGTTGTACTTCTTGTCCTCCCACTTCTTTACTACCGCAAGCAGTAGTGTTTGTTGTACACCTATGACGAATTAAATGTTTATAATCATTTGGTAATGAGCTAGTGTAAATAGTTCCTGATACAGTAGGTGTAACTGCTCCAGACTTTTTTACTAAACCTTTTAAATCGTCTATTCTCTTTTGATTTCCTTCAAATCCTTTTTTATTTGGATCTTTAGGATATAATCTATCTTTTATAAATCTATCCTGAGCTTTGTTTAACCAATAGTCCTTTTGTTCAGGACGTATATAAGGATATTCAAAGTCAAGAGTTTTATCTAATTCTATATCAAAATTAATATGAAACTCTTGTATAGTCATTATTTCTTTTTTAATTTACTTAGTTGACTCATTAAATCAATCTTAAGAGATTGTCTAGCAGGATCTTCTATGTAATTAATTGCTGTTTCTTCATCGTGTCCTATAAAGTCATCTCCATAGTAATATGAACTTTTATTTTTTCTAAGTATTTCTGCTGATACAAGATCTTTAAGGAATACTTTACTATCTCTTTTCTTATCTTCAGCATGGAGAATAAATACACCTGGTTTTTTCTCTAACTCTGTATATAGTTTTGAATCTACAATTTCATCTGATACTGAACCTAAGTTGGTATATCCTGGATACAATCTAAGAATATCTTTTTTATTCTCTGTAGATAATCCTGAGAATATCTTATTAGCTTTTATCTTCTCTGAAGCACCTCTCATAATTACTTCAGCTTCTTTACTATCATCTACTATGTAGTAGTCTTTGATACCTATAGAAGGATCTGTAATTGATTCTGCTACTCTTTTGTGGTTAATCAAGAATTTATATTTAAGTTCATCCTCTGGATTTGCTAGATATAATATTGTTGGTTTCTCACTTGTTTTGACTCTGAATTCATCCCAGTAAACTGATAGAGGAGATAAATCTGCTATACCTAACTTACTTTGAAAATACTCTTCATCTTCTTTAGATAGTCCTGTATATCTTTGACCACCTATACTTTCATCAAAATAGGGTACTATATAATCTTTAGTATTTGCATACCTTGTGAACTTACCCCAACTGTCTTTTTTGTCTACTAGTTTTATTACTACTGTCTTACTCATAAATTTTGTTTATTGTTGCTACTTATTTTAATTCGCTTTATTAAGGGGAATTGCTTCCCCTATATAAGTAGTACTATTATACTGAGAGTATCATTTCACCACAACTCATTGGATTCTGTAGCATTATTCCTGATTCAGACAATACATGTACTGCAAAACCATCGAAAGTACTAGATCCCATTCTGGACGCACTATTAGAGTGTCCTTGAGGTCCCATTGAACCACCTGTGTACCACATTACTGATTCACGATCATTCTTAGCAACTTTCATAATATTACTTTCACCATTATACATTCCGTAATCAATAAAGGTTGCCCTGTATGATTCTACTGGACGACCAGTAAGAGGATGTAATTGACGGTTGTGGGTTGGATCATCATACAAAGGCTGATGTACAACAGTCATTTCAATACCGTTAATACCTTTATAAGTTTTAAATTGACCACCTAGCGTTAGATCTTGACCAGATCCTGTAACAAACTTAGAATCTACTAGAGTCCAAGCTGCTATAGAAGTTTTCATAGCTCTATCAAATAGATCCATAAAACCCCAACCTGCTAGTGCAACAAATTTTGCATCACCATCACCTTTAACATTATATGTCAAATCTAGCATGAATTCTCTAATTGAGTTTTCAGTTAGATTAGTATAGTAACGTTTGTTTGAAGGAGAGATTTGTTGACGAAGACCTGCTCCAATATATACTGGACGACCTGTTTCACCTTTGATTGCTACAGTACCGTTAGACTTAGCATTATAAGTTGAATACATCAAAGATCTATCTAACTCACGATACCATTGTGCTAGGAATGTCCATTCCTGAACAGTAGTCCAAAGATAAGAAGTTTTACCAGATGCTTGATCTTTCATCATGATAGCCATTACATCAGTTGCAGCAGAACCTGTAATTTCACGAGACTTACGTTGGGTAGTCAAATGGTTACGAAGTTCAAATGGAGTACCATAAGTAGTTATACCTGATCTAGAAGATCCTTCTTCAAATGCTGAATAATCTTTCGAGAATTCTTTACCAGCTGCTATTAATGCAGGAGGCATAAAAGCCGCTAGATCTGGATTAATAAGTTGGAATGTATAGATAAATCCATCTCCATCTTGTATAGCATCTCCAACAACAATTACAGGATAATCCCTGTTATCTGGAATAAGTACTTCACCAGAGACAAATTCTTTCTCTTGTAATACTACTCTAAATGTTTGACCATTTAATCCAGGGGTTGTACTACCATCATTCAAATTCCTTACTACAGAGATAGGTCTTTCTAGATCTCCTGCTAATTTCCAGTCGTATTGTCTGTTGCCTAGCATTTTAGTTTTGCCTAGACCACCTGTAAACAAAGACAATGGATTCTTGTATTTATAACCGAATACATAAGACAGTGTATTATTGACTGTTTCTGGTTCTGTTAAAAATGCAGTAGCCAAGTTGTTGCTATCTGTTAGCCCGGCAAACTTTTTACCTTGATAAAGTTGTAAACTGTTTACGTTCATTAATTATTTAATTTTAAGTTTTATTTATATTTATTTACCAAATGATTATTCTGTTTTTATAGATCTTCTAAATACATCAAAGGCACTTAAATCACTATCTGTATTATCAGCAGTTATTGCTTTAGCTGATTTAGGAACAACTTCATTTTTTTTGAAGATATTCTTAAGCTTTTGAGTAGCTGCTGTTTCTCCTGCTTTTCTAGCTTTACTAAAATCATATTTAGTAAATTTAAGATAAGCTAATTCTATAGGAGTTTTAGGTTCAGCAGCAATCTCTTTTTCATATTGTGTTTTACCTTCTTTATCAACTGCTAAAAGATAGATTTTAAAGTCTTTCTTTTCTTTTTCAGTTAATGGTAGTCCTGCTAGTTCTGTTGCATTATCAATAGTATTTTGTAAACCAGTTACATACTCTACATATTGTTGCTTTTGTATTTCTTGTAAGTTCTCTTGTTCAGATAACAAATTTTGTTCTCTCTTAGCAAATACTTTTTCTAAATTCTTAGAAGCAATAGCTGCTTGTTTTTCTAATAGTAGAGATTCTTTATAATCTGTTATAGTCTCGTTAATTTCTTCTTGACTATATTCTTGACTTTTAAGAAACTCTCTTACTATTGATTCTTGATCTGATTCTGAACTAAGATCTAATTCTTTAATATTAAAAGGTTTTTGAAGTGTATTTAAATACTTATCAATATCTCCACCTTTTTCTAGATACTCTATAATCTCTTTTGCTTTTGTAGGAATAGATGCTTTATAGTTATCTATTTCTTTAGCTATTGTTTTCTTTACCGATTCAAATAATACATCTGGTGTATCTGGTAAATCTTCGTTATCTTCAAATTCTACTATACCTTCGTCACTTAAATACTTTGCAAAAGCTTTATAAGAATAAGACTCTGTATCTTCAGGTATCTCTTCTTGTTCAGTATCTTCTGTTTCTTCTGTAGTAACTTCTTCTGTAGTATCTTCTGTATCTTCTGGTACTTGTGTTGTTATCTCTAGTTCATCACTAGGTAATTCAACTACATCCGTAACTACTGGTACTTCATTTGTTATTTCTAAATCTGCCTCAGGATCTCCTTCATTTACGAAGCTTTTAAACAGATCAGAATCTTGATTTATTGTTTGTTCTAAACTCATGTTACAAAATTAATGTTTATTTATTTAATTAAAAAATATATTTTCTTATTTCTTTATATTACTCTTTGTTTCTATAGCGTTTATTTACTACTAGGTTTTGGACGTGCTTTAGCTTTTATCCTTTCAATCTTTTCTTTCATATCTATTTCTCTATCTTTCTGCTTAAGTTTTTTATCTTCCAGATTCATTTGATCATCATGAAACTTAGCATCTTGAGACATTTGTAAATATTCTACTACATCAGGTACACCATCACTATCGGCATCCTCTGTAGGTGAGCTATTAACCCCACCAAAGGTTTTAATATAAGCAACTTCTTTCTGGATCTCTCCTTTAATCTCTTCTCTAGCATCTAGTCTATCTGCTTTATCAGATTCAATTTGTGCTTGAGCTTCTAAAGCTTGTTGTTGCAATTGTTGTGCAGCTTGTTGTTCTTGTTCTACCTGACCTTGTTTCCTTTGTTCACCTTTAAGTACAATGTTTTTAATATCTGCAATAGAATCTGAATCAAATATAGATACTAATTCTGTTAAGGTTATAATACCAGAAGCAACAGCTTGTTGTGATAGTGATCTAAGATCTTCTAAAGCCTTAACTTCTTTAGCACCATTAGTTACAAATACTCCATAATCAGCATCTTTAAATCCTTCTTCTAAGGATAAGAATACTCTGCTCATATCATCTAATATATAGTTAATCTTCTTACCTTCTGGGTAAGCTACTTTAGCTGTTTCTATTAGATGGGATAAGACATGTTTCTTTATCTCATTGTGCATATAGAACAAAGGTTCTGTTATGTGAGAAGACTGTACTACTGATCTTTCTACTCCACCTACTGTTTCGCTAGAAGATATAGAACCTTGTCGTTGCTTGGATACTCCCATAAGATCACCAGCCATATTATCTAGCTGATTAAGTATTCCAATGTATTGTCCTACCGATTGAGATAAACTCATATCAATAGCTGTAAACTGATTAAAGGCAGAAGTCTGTCCAGCAAACTTACCTTTACCTTCTTCAAAAGAGTTAATAAAGGCAATACCCATTGAATCAAAATAATACATCCATTTCTCAAGAGATATACCTTGTGATCTTGGTATCTGTGCTAAATCCATTACCATCTTCTTACCTTTAGCTTTAGCTATTTCAAACTCCATCCTATACATAATAATGTTATATAGGTATTGGTGATGTTTAACTAAGTCTACTAAAGAAGTAGGAATTGAGTTTCTGCTGTTATATGTAGCTCCTACAAATCCTAATTTACAACCTGATGGGTTATCCATTGATCTGTATTGAACTGACTTTGGTCTTATTCTACAGTATATATCAGTACCTATTTTAGTACCTTCCCATACTTCACTAATCCAAATCCATTCTATTTCTTCTCCTTTGTCTTCTTGTGCATCATAATCTTCATCTACTATAATCTCTTGTTCTTGTAAACTTTCATCATAGTATTTTAAGAAACCTATCTTTCTCATAGATTTCCATTCAACTCTTATTACCGGTATGTAATTACCAGAAGAAGAAGAATTATCTGCTGTTGGAACAGGAGCATTATATGTTACGCTTAGTTTACCATCACTAGGATCAAGTCCTAGGTTATTACTTGCAAAGTTATTCCCATCTATCTTAGTTATATCTGAATCTTTTAGATCATCATAGAAAGCGTCTATAATAGATGAAGGTGTACAATAGTCTGTATAAGTAGCCCATTGACCATCTTGTATGAAGTCTAAGTCTGGGTCTTTATCATAAGCTACGTGGAGAGGATTTAATACATTACATATAGGATCAGATCCTTGTATACCAATATAGTAGAATTCTTTAGCTACTATTAAAGCATCTTTAAATCCTTTATTCCATTTGTATATTAAGTTTTGCTGAGGTATTAAATATCTTGCTATTTTATTAGCTACTGATTCTCTTATATCAGCTTCAGAATAACTCATATATTTTTCAACCTGTTCTGGAGTCATAATTTCACCAGTTTCAGGATTTTGTACTTCTACTCCTTGAGCTTGTAATTCTGCTACAAGTTCACTTTCTAAATACTGTAATAGTAAATCTTTACGCTTTTGTTCTATTTGAGATACAGCATCTGAATTAACTGCTGCCACCCTAAAGTTAAATGGTCTTTTAATTTCTTCTCCTTCGAGTAGTTTAAGCTTTGGAGTAATTATATTATAATTAGATAGTCTTGCTGGAAATTCTTGATCTGCTCCATAAGGATTAGTTACATAAGTAAAATCTAATGGATCTATGATATTGTTATATAGATCATAATTAATTTTATCTTTAGTTTTACTAGAAGGACTTGCTCCTCCACTAAGTTTAATTATATTATCTACATTTGCAATACCCCAAGATTTACCTTTTTTAGAACGAGGTAACTTTTGTTTAGGACTACCTAACTTATCTTTTTCTAAAGAAGTCTTTATTTCTTCTGCTATGTTACTCATTGAGAAATTTACTATAATTTACAAAATTACTGATTATATTTGACATATCAAAATTTATTATCTAAAAAGAGATCTAGCAAAGAAGTTATCTTCCATTTCTTCAACGATAGTTTCTTCTACCAGAATCTGATGCATTTCAAGATCTTGTAAGATACACAGAGCAAATGATATGAATCTATCGAAGTTACCATCATCATTATATCCTATCAACTCTTTGATTAAAGGAATAGATAATATCTTAGTTAATTGTAATATACCTGGACTTAATTCAGCTTTTAACCAATCTCTTACTTTAATCTGAAGATCATCTTTGATTGGTTTAGTCATGTGAATACCATATCCTCTTTCTACTTTGGTCGAGGGAGAGATAGACTTAATGATATTAGGTTGAGTATGGAGCAAGTTAAGGCAGTACTTGGTCTGGAAGTATTGTTTAATACCTGTGTTTTGATTCTCAAATAAAGCTCTACATTGATAGTATTCAAGTAGTCTTCTACATTGCTCATAGAACTCATTAGCTGATTCTGGTCTACCTGTATACTCTGCTACTGGTAAGTGGTACGTTTGATCTGCATTAACAAATCTTTTATATATAAATATAGAACCAAACGATACGGATGATTCTGCTTTATCTTGGTCATAAGGGTCAATGCCCGCAACATATTGTCCATATCCTATTTTGTCAGTCGGATGTTCCCATATTACAATAGCTCCTTTAGGATCAATTGATTGTCTAGTTGGGTAATCTGCTGGTATTAAATTATGATCTATCTTAAATACAGCTTTACCTGCTGTATCTCTACCCATCCAACCACTGTCACCAAGATCCTTTTTATGATCTGTTGATTCTAGATAGGCTAGATGGTCTTTTAGTTCTGCTACTGGGAATAGATTACCAGTCATTACTAAGAAAGCTTCAGAAGGTACTAGAGGTTTCATTTGTAATAGAGAGTAGTAAGGTTGTTTTGATTTAGCTGCTTTAGCTATTTCTCTTTCTCTCATCAGTTCTCTTAATGATAATTCTTTATTTACATTACCAAACTCATCTCTGAACTTATCTAATGCCATCCAAGCAGGTATAAACAATCCTATTCTACCTTTGTTCTCAAACTGGTCTTCAAATGATATACAATCTGCTGCATCAGGATCATAGAATACTTTCTTAGTAGGTTCTGTAGCACCATTTGTCATAGACCCACCTGTACCTGTTAACCAGATAGTTCCATACTTCTCACCATCTGATGTAGTACATTCATGGAGTTGTCCTAAAACTTCTTCTAGGTTATTCATAAAACCTACTTCATCTATTAGTCCAAATCCATATCTAGATCCATTAGCTGCAAAAGGATTATCTTTAAATGATCTATGGAGGAATCCACTACCTGATCCTTTATATTCCCAGTTACCACCAATCTTCTCTTCATATCTAGCTATAATATCTTTACCTACTACCCAGCTACCAGCAGTCTTCTTAGATAATGGAGGAGGATATAATACTCCACCTATTTCCATTTTACCCGGAAGATTCTCTAATCCTATCTTGATATGTTTATTTATATTATTAACATACTTAGAATCAGATGCTGCTATTAATGTTTGAGTAGTATATATGATTCTATCTTCTTTAGGAAGTTGCTTATTAACCCACCATTCATCATAATCTGTTATACCATCTGTTAAGAAGTTATGTCCAGATATATTACCTGACCATACAGTTTTACCATAGTTACGAGCACCTATTTCAATAACATTCTTCGCTTCGTTATGGAATAAAGGTTTACCTAGATTCCTAGTTTTATATTCATATAGGTATTGTAAAGCAGGTATATAGTATTTATAACTACCATCTCGTCTTAATATATTTTCTCTTATGTAAGCGTCTAGATAAGGAACTATATCATCTCTGTTCTCATCTAATAAGACTCTATGACAGGAGTATTCCTCATCTTCTTTAAATCCACTAAAGCCTCTAGCAGCTGCGTGGACGTATCCTTTAATCCACTCTAAGTCTCTTAATCTAGGCTTACCAATAACTTTACCTTTAGAAGAAGTATTCTTCTTCTTCATCTCTATATTCCATAAATTAACATATTGAAATACAGATCCTGGTATCCACTTGTATTCATTATTATGATCTACCCAATAACCCTCAATCTGTTTTCTTTTAATAGTATGGAACCAGAAACGTTCATAGTTAACTGAAAGAGGATTTATTCTTTCTAATTTAACTATACACTTCTGTAAAGGTATTTTATTTTTATAATCTAAATAGTCGAAACTCATATATTATTAATCGTTCAATGAAGGTACTGATCCTCCTTTAGCAATACCACTTCCTTCTTCTTTCTGTAAATCTTCCCATATCTTCTTAATAGTTTCAAATACTTTAGAAGTACCTAC